AACGGTGACGTTGCTGGTCTTTGTGTTTCTACTTCCGCAATTCTAGATGATTGGTTCTCTCCCGCAGGAACTAGTCGTGGTGGTCTACAAAATGTTGTAAAACTTGCTTTCAATCCTAACAAGGCACAGAGAGATGATCTTTACACCAGTGCAGTGAACCCAATCGTTGCCTTCCCTGGCTCAGGTCCTATCCTATTTGGAGACAAGACTGCACTTGCATCACCTTCTTCTTTCGATCGTATTAACGTTCGTCGTCTCTTCCTCAATGTTGAGAAGAGAGCTAGAGGACTTGCAGAAGCAGTTCTATTTGAACAGAATGATGAAACAACTCGTTCAGGGTTTGCTTCCTCTATTGGTTCTTACCTTGCTGAGGTTCAGGCACGTAGAGGTGTAACTGATTTCCTAGTTGTTTGCGATGATACCAACAATACTCCTGAAGTCATTGACAGAAATGAGTTTGTTGCTGAACTCTACCTCAAGCCTACACGCTCGATTAATTACGTAACAGTTACTGTAACTGCTACAAGAACGGGTGTCTCGTTCGCTGAAGTCGTCGGTAGATAATCTAAAATATAACGAGAAAAAACACGAGGTAAAAAACAATGGCAACAGTCAATAACGTAAGTTCGTTTTTACAGAATATCGGGCAAGGCGTCAAACCTAACATGTTTATGGTTGACATCAAGTTTCCTGATGTTCTAGATAAAAACGATTCGCAAGACTTGATCAACGTAATGTGCAAGTCTGCAGCACTTCCAGGTTCTAACTTGGGTGTGATCGAAGTTCCTTTCAGAGGAAGAACAGTTAAAATCGCAGGTGATCGTACCTTCGATACATGGACTGCAACATTCTTCAACGATAAGGATCTTAAACTACGCTCCTTCTTTGAGCAGTGGGCAAATACCATCAATACTCATGATGATAACTCTGCTCCTCTGTTCAAACCTAACAAGAGTGATGGTTACATGGGTGAACTAATTGTTAAGCAACTTGAAAAGGATGCTTCTGCAGGTGGAGCTGTCTTAAGACAGTATACACTACTGCATTGTTTCCCAACTAACGTTTCTCCAATCGATCTTGCTTATGATAGCAATGACCAGATTGAAGAATTCACAGTTGAGTGGCAGTATTCTTATTTCACTGCACAAGGTGGTTCACGCGAAGGCGTAAGTACCATCGGCGTGGTCTGATAAATAGTTGGAAGCATACTTATTTGAATAGGTAATCATGAGTCAGTTATTTGGCTTCCAAATTAATCGCAAGGAGGGTCAGAAGGGTCAGTCCCCTGTCCCTCCTAATGCTGATGAGGCAATTGCCGTAGCAGCAGGTGGATATTATGGAACATATGTAGACACGGATAATCAAGCTCGTAATGAGTTTGAAATGATCCGTCGTTATCGTGACATGGCACTACATCCTGAGGTTGATAGTGCTGTTGATGAAGTCGTTAATGAATTTATTGTGAGCGATGCTCACGATACCCCCGTTGAAGTTAATCTAGACAATCTAGATGCTGGCATGGGAATTAAAAGAAAAATTCGTGACGAATTTGAATACCTCAAAAAACTTTTAAACTTTGACCATCGCGCACATGAGATTGTCAGATCTTGGTATATTGACGGAAGACTTTATTATCACAAGGTTATCGATTTAGATAATCCAAAGAAAGGTATTACGGAACTTCGGTACATTGATCCCATGAAGATCAAGAAGGTTCGTCAAAAACTTGAAAACAAACCGAAAGACTCTCTAGCTCGTGAGGCAATCAAGGGCACTGCGCTTGAGTTTGAATACGGTACGTTTGTTGACTACTATCTTTATAACCCAAAAGGTTTTTATAAGGGTGGTGTATTAGGACCAGTTGGCGATATGTCTTTGTCTCAGGGTGTCAAGATGGCAACTGATTCAATTACATTCTGTCCTTCTGGACTACAAGATTTAAACAAAAGAATGACTCTTGGTTTCCTTCACAAGTCAATCAAGACACTCAATCAACTTAGAATGATTGAAGATTCAATTGTTATCTACAGATTGTCCCGTGCTCCTGAACGTAGAATTTTCTACATTGATGTTGGTAATCTACCTAAGGTAAAAGCGGAACAATATCTTCGTGATGTTATGAGTCGCTATCGTAATAAGCTAGTGTATGACGCAAACACTGGTGAAATGCGTGACGACAAAAAGCACATGAGTATGCTTGAGGATTTCTGGTTGCCTCGTAGAGAGGGTGGACGTGGTACTGAAATTACTACGTTGCCTGGAGGACAGAACCTTGGAGAACTTAAGGACGTTGAGTATTTTAAAAAGAAACTTTATAACTCTCTCAATCTTCCTCCTTCCCGTCTCACAGACGACAATAAAGGATTCAATCTCGGTAAGACCACTGAAGTCCTCCGTGACGAACTTAAGTTCACGAAGTTCATTGGTCGTCTCCGCAAGAGATTCTCTGAGATGTTCCAAGACATGCTCAAGACTCAGCTCATCCTTAAAGGAGTAATTGCTCCTGAAGATTGGGATGAAATGAAAGAGCATATTCAATATGACTTCTTATTTGATAATCATTTTAATGAATTAAAAAACATTGAAATGATGAACCAACGTATGATGACTGTTAGTCAAATGGATCCTTTTGTTGGAAAATATTTTTCTACAGAATATATTCGTAAAGAAATTCTTGGACAAACTGCTAAGGATATGCGTGAGATTGATAAACAGATGAGATCAGATATTGATACTGGTCTTGCTATCGATCCTGTGGAAGTCAATGTTCTTGATAACATGCAGCAAACAAATCAGGCACTCGCCCCTGAAATTCAGGGTATGCAAGCAGATGATGCTGCAGAAAGAGATGCTGCCTCAGCTGATGCTGCGCTCGAAAGAGATTTAAAAAGAGCAAAATCCGCACCTAAACCTTCTCCAAATAATAAATAAAATATACTGAATCATTATTATGCCTGAAAACACTGAAGTTAATAACGAAGTAGGTGCTGTAGATATCGTTGGAAAAATCAATGATAATCAAAGAGCATCTGCGATCGATGCTATCCATGACATGTTATTTTCCAAAGCTTCCGAAGCTATGGCAGGTTACAAAAAAGTGGTAGCAAATACATTCTTTGACGAACCTACCGAAACGGAAGAACCCGATGAAACTGATAACGGAAACGATTGAAAACGTTAAACTCCTTACTGAGGAGAAAAACGGAAAAAAACTTCTGTATATTGAAGGTGTCTTCCTTCAATCAGAACTAAAGAACCGCAATGGTCGTATGTATCCTTATAGTGTTCTTGAGCGAGAGGTCAAGAGATACAATGAAGAGTACGTACAATCTAAGCGTGCTTTAGGTGAACTCGGTCATCCAGATGGTCCTACCATCAATCTCGATAGAGTGTCGCATAGAATTATTTCTCTCAAAGCAGAGGGTAATAACTTTATTGGAAAGGCACAAATTTTAGATACCCCAATGGGTAACATCGCTAAGAATCTACTTGGCGAAGGAGTTCAGTTAGGTGTTTCCTCTCGTGGTATGGGAAGCATTCAAAGAAGTGAAGACTGCAACGTTGTTGCAGATGACTTCATGCTTACAACTGCTGCAGATATTGTAGCAGATCCTTCCGCACCTGATGCTTTTGTAAATGGAATCATGGAAGGTAAAGAATGGGTATGGGACAACGGTCTTTTAAAAGAAAGAGAAGTTGCTAAATACCAGAGATACATGGAAGGTGCTAACCGCCGCTCCATGGAAGAGAAAACGCTCAAAGTGTTTGAGCATTTCCTCTCAAATCTTTGATTCTATAAATAAACTTAGATTAATAATACGGAAATTACGAGGTAAACTCAAATGTCAGACAAGCTTAACGAAAAGTTTGAGGAATTCGTTACCGAGCAAAAGGTGATCGTAGAGAACGCGGCAGATCCAATGCCTACTGTTTCTGCAACTGTTATCCCTGGCACTGGTAGTGAACCCACTCAGGTCTCTGACGCACAGACTAGTTCTGGTAGCGGCAAAGATCCCCAACCAAAAGTAGACCCTTCTGCTGCTCCAGCAGGTCAGTCAGTAACTGATCTTGGTGGTACATCGACTGCTCCTAACGAAGACGACGATGACGGCGAAGAAAATCCTGGCGCTAAAGCCGCTGCACCCATCTCTCAAGTATCGGGTGATCCTCAACAGCGTGCAGGCGACTCTCCTGATGCTGCCCCTTCAGTTGGTGCTGAAGTTGCATATGGAACCAAGGTAGGTGGTCCTGTTGGTTATCCTATCAAACCTTCGTTTGAGGAACTTGATGTTTCCGCTGACGTTGCTGCCCTAGTAGAGGGCACAGAACTCTCAGAAGAGTTTGCTGAAAAGGCAAAGACAATCTTTGAAGCTGCCGTTAAAGCAAAAATTTCTGAAGAGTATGACAAGCTTGTAGAACACTTTGCCACTGAATTGGATAAGCAAGTAGATGCCGCTAAGGCAGAACTATCCGAAGAAGTTAACGGCACTGTGAACTACGCCATCGGTACATGGATGGAGCAAAACCAAGTTGCTGTGGACCGTGGAATCAGAAATGAGATTACTGAAGACTTCATCGCAGGTCTGAAGGGTCTCTTTGAAGAGCACTATATCGCTATCCCCGACGAGAAAGTTGACGTGGTAGAAGGTATGGCTGACTCTATTCGTGAAATGGAAGAGCGCCTTGACGAACAGGTCAAAGCTAATGTGAAATTACAAAAACGTCTTAACGAGACTGCCAAACTCAATATTCTGAACACTGTTTCAGAAGGACTTGCAGATACTCAGAAGGACAAACTCGCTGCACTCTCTGAGGGTGTTGAGTTTACTACCGAGGAAGAGTTCTCCAAGAAGGTGAAAACCATTAAGGAGTCCTATTTCAAGGAAGCAACTGTAACTCAAAGTGAAGTTGCAGACGAAACTCCAGTAGAAGGAGAGAACGCAGAGGTAACACCAGCAATGGCACAATACCTTACCGCACTCAACCACTGGAAATCCTGATAATAACTAACCCATAAATTTTTAATTCGGAGCAATTAAACAAAATGTTTAACTCAAAAGCTCTAACCGAAAAGTGGGCACCTGTTCTAGGTCATGAAGGCTCTGTTGCCATCAAAGACAATTATAGAAAGGCTGTTACCGCTGTTCTGTTAGAAAACACAGAATCACAACTACGTGAAGAGCGTGGTATGATCAACGAAGCATCCAACACTGTTGGTGCTATCGGTACAAACGCACTATCTGGTAGCGGTCTCGGTACTCAAACTGGTGGACTTGCAGGTTTCGATCCTGTAATGATCTCCCTAATCCGTCGTGCCATGCCTAACTTGGTAGCATACGACATCTGTGGCGTTCAACCAATGAGCGGTCCTACTGGACTAATCTTTGCTATGAAGTCACATTATCAAGAGAATGGCGCTGCACTACGCGCTGGTTCAGAAGCACTCTACAACGAGCCTGACACCAACTTCTCTGGTAACTCACAGGGTCCTGCAGCATACAACGACCCCGTTTCTCCTCTTGGAGACGGTGGTGCAACTGATGCTAACCCTGCACTGCTTAACGACGCTACAGGCGGCGGCACAACTGCTGCTAACTACGAGCGCCAAGCAGGCAACATCGCTAGAGAAGATGCAGAAGCACTAGGATCGGGTTCAACCCTATTCAACGAGATGAGCTTCAGCATCGAGAAGACTTCTGTTACTGCAAAGACTCGTGCTTTGAAAGCAGAATACACTCTAGAACTTGCTCAAGACTTGAAAGCAATTCATGGTCTTGATGCTGAGCAGGAACTTGCTAACTTACTGTCTAGTGAGATCCTTGCTGAAATCAACCGTGAAGTTGTTAGAACCGTTTACACTGTCGCTAAGTCTGGCGCACAGAACAACGTTGCTAACGCTGGCGTATTTGACCTCGACGTTGACAGCAACGGCAGATGGTCTGTTGAGAAATTCAAGGGACTTATGTTCCAGATTGAAAGAGATGCTAACGCTATCGCGCAGCAAACTCGTAGAGGAAAGGGCAACTTCATCATCACTTCTGCTGATGTAGCTTCTGCTCTTGCCATGTCTGGCACACTCGACTATTCCTCAGGTCTAAGCGGCGCTGGTGGTCCTTCCATCGGTGAAGTTGATGACACAGGTAACCTACTTGTAGGTACAATGAACGGACGCATTAAGGTCTTTGTTGATCCTTACTCTGCTAACGTTTCTAACACCCACTACTACGTAGTTGGTTATAAGGGTTCTTCACCTTATGACAGTGGACTGTTCTACTGCCCATACGTTCCCCTACAAATGCTCAGAAGCATTGACCCTAGCACCTTCCAGCCCAAGATTGGCTTCAAGACACGCTACGGTATGGTTGCTAACCCATTCGTTGTACAGAGCAACGGCACACCTGATGCCGAGGCACTTACACACAACCGCAACCAGTATTACAGACGTGTTCGCGTTGCGAACCTCACCTGATACGGTTACGAAATCAACACAGGGACCCTACGGGGTCCCTTTTTTTATGCTTAAATAGGAGTAGTATCGATTAATTATTATGCCTCGTGGTAGCTTACGTAAAACAGACATGCTTGCAAAGGTATATAAATTAAAAACTGAATTGTATGATAAAGATACTAGTTCTAGTCTAACAGGTCAGACAGGTCAGTGGTATGACGGTGCTCATAATTCCCTAGATAAGGTATTAGATATCATAAACGAATATAGTCAATGAATCAATCATTAATATTATTATTATGTTTGTCTCCACTAGCAACAATTTTTATTGTAATGAAATTTGTTGTTTGGATATCAGAAACAAAATCATTTAGATCAGAGACTGAAAAATTAAAACGTATGCAATATGGACCGTATGAAGTATGGGACGAAGAGGAGGAATTAGATGAGTGGTGATATTGGATTACATGAACAACCAATTGTTTTTTATCATAAACAAATGACCGAAGCTAAAAAAATTGTTTTAGAATCAAGAGGAATTAAATTAGCTTACTTAGATAATAAAAATATTAAGGATGTTACAAACTCAGACACAGACTGGGAAGACTTTTGGAACAATGAAGACCAACCAGACTAGCTACACAAAAGAAGAAATTGACATACTGATTGAACAAGCAGTAGAGAAAGCAGTTAGTGAAGCTAGAAAGATAGACGAAGATTCAATGGCGAAACATAATCGGGACGCTACTGTTATTAGTATGATCTTAGGATTCACAACTCTTGCATTATTTGTGGATGGTTTACTTCGTCTGCTTGGTATTATCCCACCTTTCATGCACATAGATGTAGACTTGTTAGATAAAATTGTTAGTAGAGTCGAGTCTGATGTTATCGATAAATTAAAACAAGTTCCTATTCAAAGAGTATTTCAACGTTAATTTAACAACCCATAAATAGTTATAGCTTGGGAAGTTGATATGTCTGCTGAATGGTATAAAGAACAACCTAGAAATAGGAACTTCTTAAACCCTATTGGTTATCTCCTTAAACTAGAGAAGTTTGATGGAGTAGATTTCTTTTGCCAATCAGCAAATGTCCCCGATGTTAACATGCCTACCATTGATGTAGCAAGTCCTTTTAGGAATTTGCCTATCGTACCTGGCGGTGGTGTTAACTTCGGGGATTTTGTCGTGCGTTTTATTGTTGACGAAGATCTAGTTAATTATAACTCTATTCATAAATGGATGAGAGATAATGGCAATGCAGATCAGATGCAACGAACAACAAATGAATTAGATATCTATACTAACGCACAATTACATATCACTACTTCACAATACAACCCAGCATTTGTTGTAGAGTTTAGGGATATATTTCCTGTATCTTTAAGTAACCTACAATTTGATGCTACAATAACTGATGTGGAATATATTACTGCGGAGGTGACATTCAAGCACCAGCAGTTCTTCCTTCGTGATAAAACAATGAAACTTTTATGAATTTTGATTCTCTTCGTAATAAATTTGAACAGTTAAGAGCAGATTGGGCGGAAGATTCTGCAGTTGATTTTCAGTTCAAGAGTAAACAGTATACCACAGACTTAGGACAATTAGCTCTTAACATCCCATTTCAACATAATAAATACTTAAACCATTACACTGACATCTCTCAGATCAAAGCTTCACTTGAATTTGAGATCCGTAAATTGGTTAGGGAAAAGCGTGAGTATTACTCTGGAGAGGCAGACGCTAAAGTTTACGCCGCTAAACCATTTGGATCAAGCATTAAGACTTCCGAGAAAATGAAAACATACCTTGAGAGTGATGATGAGATCATTAACCTTGAGGCAAAAATCAAGTATCTAGATCAGATGTTGTACTGGTTAGATCAAGTCATGCGTCAAATTTCTAATAGAGGGTTTCAGGTCAAGAGTGCTATTGAGTGGGAGAAATTTGTTAACGGACAATGATGACAACTCTCAGTATTAAAAAAAAGAACGAAGTTTACATTACAATTAATTCAAAGGAACCACATGTTCATCAAGAACTGTCAGACTACTTTACCTTTGAAGTTCCTGAAGCTAAGTTCTTAAAAAAGAATCCCAGATACAAATACTGGGACGGAACTATTCGTTTGTATTCACCAGGTACAGGTGAATTATATCATGGTCTAAGAAAACACTTAGAGACATGGGCATACGAAAGACAATATAAAGTTGAGTATGAAAGGAATGATTGGTATGGAGATGTTGAAGACCTAAACGGTTTTGTTTCTCCTGCTGGTGTAAAGACATTCATGGATAAAATTGTCCGTGGTGATATTCAACCTCGCGACTATCAATATCGTGCAGTCTACGAAGCTATAAAAAATAATAGAAAGTTACTTCTTTCTCCTACGGGATCTGGGAAGTCTCTTATGATTTATTCCCTCGTCCGATACTATACTGCTACCAACAAGAAGACGCTGATCATCGTCCCTACTACGTCCTTGGTAGAACAGATGGTCAATGACTTTAACGATTACGGGTGGAATGCTGACGATCATGTGCATAAGATATATTCAGGCAAAGATAAGAATACTGACAAACCAATCATTATTTCAACCTGGCAATCCATCTACAAGTTTCCAAAAAGATACTTTGATGATATTGATTGTGTTATCGGAGATGAGGCACACCTATTTAAGTCGAAGTCCCTCACAGGAATCATGACTAAGCTACACAATGCCAAGTATAGGTTTGGTTTTACTGGAACCCTAGACGGGAGTAAAACTCACAAGTGGGTGTTGGAAGGATTGTTTGGTGATTGTGAACGTGTAACTAAAACAGATGATTTAATCAAATCTGGTTATCTCTCTAAGTTTAGAATAAAAATACTTTTGTGTAAACATGCTCCGCAACACTTTGAATCATATCATGATGAGATGGAATATCTCGTAGAACATAAAGGAAGAAATAATATTATTAAAAACCTAGTTAAAGACATTGAGGGTAACACCCTAGTGCTATTTAACTATATTGAAAAGCATGGGGAACCACTTTATGAGTTGATAAATAATACCATAGACCCAGAACGAAAATTATTTTTTGTTCATGGTGGTACTGATGTAGAAGATAGAGAAGCTGTTCGTCAAATTACCGAGACGGAAAATAACGCTGTTATTGTTGCTTCTTACGGAACCTTTTCTACAGGAATTAATATTAAACGATTACACAATATTATATTTGCTTCCCCAAGTAAGTCACGCATTCGTAACCTCCAATCAATTGGTCGTGTACTTAGGAAAGGTGAAGGTAAAGATATTGCAACTTTATACGATATCGCTGATGACATTGGCGGTCAGAATTATACGCTTCGGCACTTGAATGAAAGAGTCAACATTTATAATGATGAAAATTTTAAGTATGAGGTAATAAAAGTAAACCTTAGAGCAAGTTAAATATGGAAGAAGAATTCTATGCAACAATAAAATTAACAACTGGAGAGGAGATAGTATCTAAAGTCTGCTACTTAGAAGATGAAGACAAAGTATTATTAGAAAACCCTCTCCAAGTTCTAGCTGCAAAACAAAAGAAAGGTCAATTAGAAGTATCTGGTTTTTCTTTTAGTGAATGGATCAGCGCCTCGTTTGATAACATGTTTATTATTAAGCGTGATCATATCATGACTATGACTGAAATTGATCCCATGATTCAAGACTTCTACGAAAAAACTTTAGAGAGGTTAGAAAATGGAAAGAGTCTAACTGGAAGAGCAGGGAAATTAACTCGTGATTCTGGATATCTAGGATCAGTAAAAGAAATGAAAAAGTCTTTAGAAGATATCTTTAATAAAAGCTAATACCTTGACCTGAACCTCTACAAGGTTAATTGTACTCAGTTTATGAGGTTCTGTCAAGCCCCCTTTACAAATCCAATTCATTGTGCTATCCTTAGTACATGATAATGGTAACAAACCATGGCATATGCAGTAATGACCCGAAAAAAGACAGAATACTACGTCAATAATAAAGAGTTCCTTGCTGCGATCACTGACTTTCGGCAAAACGTTCATGCTGCTAAAGAAACAGGCAAACCTCGCCCACGAGTTACCAATTATATTGGTTCTTGCTTTTTAAAGATCGCAACACACCTATCTTATAAACCTAACTTTGTTAACTACATGTTCCGTGAGGACATGATCTGTGACGGCATTGAAAATTGCCTCCAGTATATTGACAACTTTGACCCTGAAAAATCTAAGAACCCATTCGCTTATTTTACTCAGATCATTTACTATGCATTCTTGCGTAGGATCCAAAAAGAAAAGAAGCAGCTAGAGATCAAAGGTAAGATCCTAGAACGGTCAGGATATGATGAAGTCATGCACACAGACACATATGATGGTAGTATGTCTGGTATGAATGCTTCTTATTCTGACATGGGTAGCATCAAAGAAAACATTGAAACTAAAATGAATCGATAATGCCAAACCCCAACACCTTATATGATGACATGGAAAAACTTAATGATCTTTACGAAGAACTTTGTTGGGGTCATGATGATGAACTCATGTTTACACATGATGGCAATCGAATTATAGTATACAATAAAACACAAGAAGATGCTCAATGAATTGGAACGTAATCTAGCTATGGTGAGAATGATTCGTCTCTCATCAAACAAGATACGTTGTAAACTATCCTTTGCATCGAAAGATTCAACTTGGAAAGTTTCTAAACCAACGGGAGAATTTTTGCAATCACTAACAATTAGATACAATGAAAATTAAACCTGTAGAAAACAATGAACAATTAATTGAGCGTTTCACAAAGAGAACTGCTCAGTTAACTGAGAAAAAAGAATTACTACAAGAAGCGTATGATGAATACATTAAAATTGAGAGAGACTTGACTAGACTGGAAGGTTCTCTACAAGCTGTTGAATATATTGCTTTTGGTAAAATGCCAGGTGATGGCAACCATGATAAGTTTAAAGATCATTCCCCTCAATGAGAACACAGAATAAAGAAAATTATTACTATGTCTTTTGGATTGTAGCAATGGTTGCTTTTATAATTCCTCAAGTATTTACAGCATATGGTATACTAAAGATAGTGGAGTATTTGCAATGAAACTAACACAAGAAGTTATTGACCAGATCCAAGAAGCAATGAACCATACTAAAAAAGATGGTTCATTTAATTGGAAAGATGATGATGAAATTCGAGTCAGTATTGCAGGTACATTTGCTGCTGATAAGTTTATTGTTATACACAACACATCAAAAAACCCTTGGGTGCCGTCTGCCCCACATCCTAGATTTGATTACGAAAAAGGAGAATTTATTAAAGATGAAGATAGCACTAATAACGGATCAACATCTTGATGGACGAAAGGGTTCTTTACCCTTTTGGAATTACTTCCAGAAATTCTATGACAATGTATTCTTTCCAACTCTTGAAAAAGAAGGTATCGATACTATCATTGATCTAGGTGACACTTTTGATAACCGAAAGTCAATGGACTATAATACTTTTAATCGTGTTGATACTAATTATTTCAAACGACTGGTAGATTATAAAGTTCATATGATTTTGGGTAACCATTGTACGTATTATAAAAATACAAACAAAATTAATTCACCCGAACTTCTTTTAGAGAAGTATAGCAATATCAATATCTATGCTGAACCAAAGCATATTAAACTTGGTAGTAAAAAGTTTCTGATGATGCCGTGGATCAATTCAGAAAACAAAGCTAGTAGCGTAGATGTTATGACAAACTCTGACGCTGATATCATGTGTGGTCATCTAGAGTGTGATGGATTTGAAGTTACACCTGGCATGAAATTTGATGGTGGATTTAGAGTTTCTGATTTTAAAAACTTTAAACGAGTATGGTCAGGACATTTTCATCATAAGTCAAAGCATGGTAATGTCCAGTATCTTGGCAACCCCTATCAGATGTTCTGGAATGATTATAAAGACTCTCGCGGTTTCCATATCTACGATACTGAAAGTGATAGACTTAAGTTTATCAGAAATCCGTATGAAATCTTTGAGAAGATCTTCTACGATGACGCAGCTACCGACTACAACAAATCAGATGTATCTGATTATAAAGACAAGTTCATCAAACTCATCGTTGAAGAAAAACGTGACTACCAAATGTTTGAAACATTGGTTGATCGTCTTTACAACGTAGGTGCTCATGATGTAAAAATTGTTGAGACCTTAGTTGATGCAGATAACATAGAGGATGCAGATCTTGAAACTAAAGACACAATGACTCTTCTTAATGAGTACATTGATGAAGTAGAGATTGCCGTAGACAAAAGTGAACTTAAGTCTTTAATGAGAACACTATATATTGAAAGCTGTAATGTTGCATAATGTTTGTTCTAACATTAGAAAATCATCCAGACGGTGTATACTCTGTGTTTGACACGGCAAAGGATAGGGTTATACCTATCTTTATTGATAATGACGATGCATCAAGATACTTGATGATGATGGAGGAGGACATTGAATATCCTCCAATGCAGGTTGTGGAAATGGAAGATCATGTTATAATAGCAGCATGTCAAGACCGTGGTCAAAAGTTTTCCATTATCACGCCTGACGATTTTTTGATACCACCTGAAGATTCTGCAGAATGATTATTTTTGAAAAAATCCGTTGGAAGAACTTTTTATCCACGGGTAATGTGTTTAGTGAAATTAATTTAGAAGAAGGTAGAACAAATTTAATTGTTGGAGACAACGGAGCAGGTAAGAGCACCATTTTAGATGCTCTTACTTTTTCGCTGTTTGCAAAACCATTTCGCAAGATTAGTAAAGGGTCTCTAGTTAATAGTATTAATGAAAAAAATTGCGTAGTCGAGATTGAGTTTCGTATTGGTAAGCTAGACTACAAAGTTATTCGTGGTATCAAACCTAACAAGTTTGAGATCTATTGTAATGGACAGTTATGGAATCAAGAAAGTTCAGTAAACGATCAGCAGAAAAACTTTGAGCAGAACGTGCTCAAGATGAACTACAAATCATTTACACAGATTGTTGTGTTGGGATCCTCTACGTTTATCCCATTCATGAAACTGCCTGGTGGTCAACGTCGCGATATTATTGAGGACATCTTGGATATCCAAGTATTCTCTACTATGAATGTTCTTTTGAAAGATAAGATGCGTGAGAACAATGATGAAGTTCGCGACATCAATTATCAACTAGATCTTCTAAAGGATAAGATTGAATTGCAAAAGCAAACTATGCTTACTTTAGAAAAGAGAAATCAAGAAGAGATTGATCGCAAGAAAGAAAAGATAGATGTATATAAGAAAACTGAGCTACAAGGTGTGGAAGATGTTTCTCTTTTGACACAACAAATCTGTAATCTTAATGAAGAAATGCATGAGTACCAGCAATCAAACGGGAAATTGCGAAAGTTGAACACATACTTGATCAAGGTAACACATAAACTGAACACATGTAAGAAAGAACTTGAGTTCTTTGAGAACAACCATGTGTGTCCTACGTGTACACAAGACCTACGTGAAGATTTTCGTAATCTAAAACTGGACGAAGGTCGGGGTAAAGTTGATGAAATGCTTGTAGGATATAATGATATCCTCTCTGCTATAGGAGAAGAAGAAACTAGGTTTAATAAATTTACTGAACTTTCTACTACAGTAAATGATATCAACACTACAATTTCACAAACCAATTTTCAACTGATGACAATTCGTAAACAAGTGGAATCACTTGAAGAAGAAATTGTAGAATTAAACAGTGATAATGTTGATAAGAAATCGGAGTATAACAAACTAGAACTTTTGGTTGAAAACAAAAAGAGTTTGAATAAACAACAAGCTAGTTTGAAATCTGATCGTGATGTTCTTACAACAGCGGGTCAACTCCTTAAAGATAATGGTATCAAGACTAGGATCATCAAAACCTATCTTCCTACTATGAATAAGTTGATTAACGATTTCTTACAACGTATGGAGTTTTATGTCAATTTTACCCTAGACGAGAACTTTGAGGAGCAAATCAAATCTAGATACCGTGATGTGTTCTCTTACGATAGTTTCAGTGAAGGCGAAAAAGCTCGTATTGATATCGCTCTTCTGCTCACTTGGCGTAGTATTGCTAAGCTTAAGAATAGCGTGGATACTAACCTCCTTATTTTAGATGAGATCTTTGATGGATCACTTGACACATCGGGTACGTCTGATCTAGGATGGATCCTAAGAAATTTTGATGACAGCACCAAGGTGTTTGTAATCAGTCACAAGCAGGGTATGGACGATAAGTTCGACCGTACTATCTCTGTGGAGAAGGTAAAGAACTACTCTACCCTCAACGTGACAGTTAACGAAGTGACACACGGACTGGTTGGCTAGGTTGTTTATTTGTTATGATGTATACATCAGCAACAGAGACACATGTCAAACAACAAAGAAATCAAAGGTAACCTTGCCCGTCTTCTCGCTACAGAGAATCTTGTTGTAGAGCATAAGCAGTGCTACACAGCTTCCTTCGACGTTGACCGTCGTATTTTGACTCTCCCTAACTGGGACAAAGCATCAGACATTGTATATGATATGCTTGTCGGTCACGAAGTGGGTCATGCACTATTCACTCCTAACAAAGACTGGAGAGACATTGCTGACTGTCCTATGGATTTTGTCAATGTAATTGAAGACGCTCGTATCGAGAAACTAATGAAGCGTAAGTATCCAGGTCTTCGTAAGTCTTTTGCTGGTGGTTACAAAGAATTAAACGATCGTGACTTCTTTAATATTCAGGGAGAAGATCTTACTAAACTCAGTTTGATTGACCGTATCAATCTACACTTTAAGATTGGTGCTAATGCACTTATTCCTTTCTCTACTGAAGAAAAATTATTTGTTGCTCGTACTGATCTCGCAGAAACTTTTGAAGAAGTTCTACAGATTGCGGTTGACGTACATGAGTTCAGTAAGCAGTTTGAAGAAACGGTTGCTAATATTCCTCAAGATTCTCCTGAACAATCTGATGAGGAAGAAACTGAAGAAGATGAAAATGCAGAAGGAGTAGAATCTGCTGAGGAAGCATCTGGAGAATCTTCAGATAAAGATCAACCTGATATCCAACCTAACTTTGGTGGTGCAGGATCTACATCTAATGCAGATTCTTTTGAAGATGAAGAGGATGAAGATGAAGAGGATGATGGTTCTGGAGGAGGAGATACTTCTTCAACTCAACGTTCTTTCAATGAGAAAGCAGAAAATCTTTCCTCTCGTAATTATGGTCGTAGCACTACATATATTGAGATCCCTAAAAACGTTGATCTAGAAAACCACCTTGTAGATTGGACTGTCCTTCATGATTGGATTGATAGTCAAGCATCTGATATCGATGATGTTTACTCTCAGGTTGATAGTCAGTATCAAGATTTTCGCAAGCAGTCACAGAAAGAGGTAAACTATCTTGTTAAGGAATTTGAATGTCGTAAGTCTGCTGACGCTTATGCTCGTGCTGGTCAATCTAAGACTGGTGTGCTTGATACTTCAAAGTTACATACTTATCTTTATAACGAAGACATTTTCAAAAAAGTAACTGTTGTTCCTGATGGTAAGAACCATGGACTGATCTTCATTCTTGACTGGTCTGGTTCTATGCAGCATGAGCTATTGCCAACTGTCAAACAACTTCTTAACCTCACTGCATTCTGTAAGAAAGTACAGATTCCATTTGAAGTCTATGCATTTACTAATGAGTGGATTGCAGCAAAACGTGCCATAGCAAATATAGCAGGCGAAACTCCAGAGCATGTTAGTTATGATTCTTACTATCGTAGTTGGGAAGGATTGAAAAAGAATGAGTTTTTTATTGATCCTCAATGTTTTCATTTGATGAACTTTATTTCTTCTCGTTCTAACTCTCGCAACTATGAGCGTATGTGTAAGAACTTGTATAGAGAAGCAAACTATTATGCAAATTATAATGGTTACCAAAATACAATTGGTGTTACTCTTTCAGGAACTCCTTTGAACGAAGCTATTGTTTTGCTTAACTACATTATTCCTGAATTCAAAAAACAAAATGATCTTCAGAAAGTTAATGTTTGTATCTTGACTGACGGTGAAGGATGTCAATCTGCTTATGGTAGAGAGCAGTATCTTGAACATAAAGATGAGAACATCATCCGTCCTTCTCGTATTGACTGGGGCAATTGCCTTCGTGATCGTCAGACTGGTCGTGTCTATCCTGAGTTTGAATATGACACTATCACTAACATCTTCATCCAGCAGGTTCGTGATCGTAACCCTGATGTAAATGTAATTGGTTTCCGTATTCTACAGGGCAGTCAGTTGTCTAGTTTCGTTGGACGCTATGCTGATTTTGCAAAATACACTGAAATCCAAAAGCAGTGGAAGAAAGAAAAATCGGCAATCATTCCTAATCCTGCAGCATTCTCTGCTCTGTATGCTATTAGTAGTAATTCTCTAAATCAAAATACAGAGTTGAACGTTGAGTCTGGTGCTAAGAAAAATGAGATCTCTCGTGCATTTAAAAAGATGCTTGCTAGTAAGTCCACCAACAAAAAACTACTCAATTCTTTCGTAGAGTATGTCAGTTGACAAACTGGTACACATGGGGTCGTCAGTGACCCCTCCATACCCTATACTATATTCATAGACAACAAAACACATCATGCCTTTCGCTCCTGTTCCAGTTTCAACTGAAGACCTCGTTACTTACCTTTCTGATAAAGTTGGTACTGAGGTAAACACCAAGCAATTGTTTGAAGCATCTGAGCATTTCAACTGCTCTCTCGCTACTGTTAAAAAGAGACTCAAAACTTATAAGCAAGGTATTGGTAAGTGGAACCTGACGGTTCAAGAAAAACTTGAGCAAACTTATCAAGCACCTGCAGCTATTCCTGCTCTAGAGCAAAACCTTATTCCTGATAAGGATCCTAATTTTATTCCTTTTGGTAACTTTACTGATGTAAAGAAAATTATCCAATCTAAATTGTTCTACCCTACATTCATTACTGGATTGTCAGGAAACGGTAAGACTTTCTCTGTTGAGCAAGCATGTGCTGCTCTAAATAGGGAACTGATTCGGGTAAACATTACCATTGAAACTGACGAGGACGATCTTATTGGTGGGTTCCGTCTTGTTAACGGCGAAACTGCTTGGCATAATGGTCCTGTCATCGAAGCTTTGGAACGTGGAGCTGTGTTGCTTCTAGATGAAGTTGACCTTGCGTCTAACAAAATCCTCTGCTTGCAATCTGTTCTAGAAGGCAAAGGTGTATTCCTTAAGAAGACTGGTCGTTATGTAAAACCAACATCAGGATTTAACATCATTGCTACTGCTAATACTAAGGGTAAGGGATCTGAAGACGGTAGGTTCATCGGTACTAACGTATTGAATGAAGCATTCCTTGAGAGATTTGCTTTGACTTTTGAGCAAGAGTATCCTTCTCCTGTTACTGAAACTAAAATTCTTCAGAAAGCAGCAGGTAACCTAGGTGTTCTTGATGAAGAGTTCTGTACTAACCTTGCCAACTGGGCAGACATTATCCGTAAGACTTTCAAAGACGGTGGTATTGATGAGGTAATCTCTACTCGTAGACTCGTTCACATCATTCGTGCATTTGCTATCTGGCAGAACCGTATGAAAGCTATCAAAGTTTGCGTGAACCGTTTTGATGATGAGACTAAACAGTCATTCATCGAATTGTATGATAAGATTGATGCTGACATTCAAACTGAAGAGGAGGAACAAGATGGCGATGTCTCTTTCTGATAAATTCCATGGTTACATGGGTCGTCTCGTAATTTTGCGAGGCACCCAGTGCCGTACCGCTAAAATTGTAGGTGGCAAAGGTATAGAACTCTATATGCAGGGGATTGACGGCAGCGTATTTAAATGCTACCATGATAATATTGAATATATTTGGGAACGATGAGTTTAAAATATAATGAAGAAGCTCTGTTAGCAGAGCTACGTGATTACATTACAGGAACCTATGGACAACACTATTCTGCTGGCAACGATGCCATTCAAACGTTAGACTTGATTGAAGCATGTGGAGACGCTGAGGCATTCTGCCGTTGCAACATCCTCAAGTACGCTTCACGCTATGACAAGAAAGGCACTGCCCGTCGTGATATCATTAAGATCTTACACTACGGTCTACTCCTTCTTCACTTCTCTGACAAATCAAACATTACTGAATCCTATCCTCAATGAGCAAAGTTATCCTTTCCAGAAAAACTCTAGATGTCCTTAAGAATTTTTCTACGATCAATTCGTCAATCGTATTTCGTCAAGGGAGCACAGTACGAACAATCTCTAATGCAGAAAACATTCTGGCAAAATTCACTGGCGAAGAAGTATTTCCTAGTGACTTCGCAATTTATGATCTCAGTCAGTTCCTTAGCGGTATTTCTCTGTTTAACGATCCTCAACTGGAATTCACATCTAGCGATTTTGTTTCTATCCGTGGCGGTCGTCAGTCTGCTAAGTATTATTTTTCGGATCCTGAAATTACGCTCAAGTCTGCTCCAGAAAAAAATGTAAAGTTTCCTGGTTCTGATGTAGAGTTTAATCTTTCTTCTGATGATCTTGTAGCTTTGCAAAAAGCATCTGCTGTTTACAGTTTGCCAGATCTTACTTTCTATTCTGAGAAGGAGTCTGAAGAAATCAAACTTATCCTCAGGGACAAAGAAAATGATACCAGTAATACTTACGATATCACTGTGGCAGGTTGTGCTACTGGCACCTTTAGTCTTGATCTCAAGATTGAAAACATTCGTGTTCTACCAGGTGACTATACTGTTAAGGTATCTCAGCATCTAATTTCCGAGTGGATTAATAATGATGTTGACCTTACATACTACATTGCTCTTGAACCCAATTGAACGTTACTGTTCCAATGAGAGTGTTGGGCAGTGGTCTTGTGATTATTGCTTACTTTACTATCCTTCATATCAATACAACATTTGGTGTTGCATTACAACTAGTGGGTGATAGTATTTCAATTCCTTACTTCGTAAGGACAAAATCTTGGGATGTAGTTATTATGATTACATTCCTCCTAGTGATTTCTATATCACATTTGCTATGAACATATTTGTAACAGACCCTGATCCCACTATCTCAGCACAGTGCTTGCCTGACAAACACGTTGTCAAGATGCCATTAGAAACATGTCAAATGCTTTCTATTGTTTGCTCTGAAGAGTGGGGTCATAGCTACGGTAAAATACATCGTAACGATGGTCAACCATACAAGACAGAGAAAGGTGCATTCCGTAATCATCCTTGCACTATCTGGGCAAATGATTCTCTAGCAAATGCATGGTGGTTACTTACACATGGTCTTTCTCTATGTGCTGAGTACACACACAGATACGGTAAAGTTCATTCTTGTTCTAAACCACTACTAGAGATAACACATCTCTTACCATCAGCAGACAATACTATGCATACACCTTTTGTCTTTGCAGGTCCTGATGAATTCAAGTATGATACTGTTGACATCTACAGCAAGTACAAAATGTATATTGCATCTAAACCTTGGGTAGCTACCAACTATCTTCGTGCTCCAGAACGTAAACCTGATTGGATTTGATTGTGACTATTGATTATGACAGGCAAGTTGATGTACCATATGAGATTCTTGAGTATTGCGATTCCTTTACTCTAGATGCACAGCGTAACGATTTACGCTATATTGATTGTGTTTACATGAACATGGGTGAGTATGGGAATGACTTAGAACAACTCAAAGAAATGAGACAACGCATCCTTCCTATTTTTGAATAATTTATTATGAGCAAAGAGTTTTTGTGGGTGGAGAAATACCGCCCAAACATTGTTGAAGATTGTATCCTTCCTGCTAACACCAAAGAAGTGTTTCAGGGTTTCGTCAATCAAGGAGAGCTTCCTAACCTGCTGTTGAATGGCACTGCTGGCGTGGGCAAGACAACCATTGCTAAGGCGCTGTGTGAAGAGATTGGTGCTTCTTACATCGTGATCAATGGATCTGATGAGGGACGCTTCCTAGACACTGTGAGGAACAGAGTCCGTCAGTTTGCTACTACTGTCTCTCTGACCTCTGGAGCGTCTCATAAGGTCGTTATCATCGATGAGGCAGACAACACAACTAACGATGTTCAGTTGTCCTTGAGGACCGCTGTAGAGGAGTTTCATGGAAACTGTCGTTTCATCTTCACATGCAACTTCATTAACAAGATTATTGAACCGTTGCATTCTCGATGCACTGTTGTTGATTTTAGAATCAAACCTGAACAAGCAGTAGCTTTGCAGGGTCAGTTCTTTACCCGTTTGAAAACTATTCTTACTAACGAGAATGTAGAGTATGAAGACAAAGTTCTCGCTAAAATTACTAAGCGTTATTATCCTGACTGGAGGCGTCTTATTAATGAGTGCCAACGCTATGCCGCTACTGGTGCTATTACGTCTGCTATTCTTGTGGATGTTGCTGATGTCAATCTTGACACTTTACTTTCGTCCTTGAAGAAGAAAAAGTTTACTGATGTTAAGAATTGGGTTGTTCAGAATATGGACAACGATCCTACAATGGTGATGCGTAAAGTTTACGATAGCTTGTATGTTGTATTGAAACCTGCTTCTATTCCTGAAGCAGTTCTTATCATCGCCAAATACATGAACAGTATTCCTATTGTTCCTGATCAAGAGATCAACCTGTTAGCATGTTTAACAGAGATCATGATGGGTTGTGAATTCAAATGACACTACTCAAATTTATTGAAAAAGAACCTAAACAATTAATGATGGAGGAAATGATTGAAAGACTTGAAAACGAATCAGCAAGACACTGGGCATACATCCAAAGTCAAAACAACACCAGAAAATGTTCAGGAAGCAAATGAAGCATTGTTTCATGCTACAATGAACCTACCCCACGCTGCTGCTCATTGTGGAATGACAGAGCGTGAAATGAAAATGATCTTTCGCGAATACCTTAAATACCATGCCCCAGACATTGAAGTCATTGAAGACACCCCTCAGGTATCCAGGCGGGAAGAGTCGTGCCCTGAGTAAACTCTTTCAGTACATTCCTAACCTGAAAGATTACACTGAGTATCGTGAACCATTTGTTGGTGGTGGATCTGTAGCATTAGAAATTGGCAAAAGGTATCCACACCTAAACATCTGGGTAAACGATTTGTATGGACCACTCTATAACTTTTGGCGAGTGCTTCAAGATCAAGGACAAGAACTTCGTGACCAGTTAGTCCAACTCAAGAATCGTCACCCAGAACCAGTATCAGCAAAACTATTATTTCTAGAAGCTAAGGAGAAACTAAACGATGATTCAACATCCAACCTATCTGCTGCTGTGTGTTTTTATATTGTTAATAAGTGCTCTTTCTCTGGTCTCACTGAATCCAGTTCCTTCAGCAAGCAAGCGTCAGATAGCAATTTCTCGATGCGAGGCATTGATAAACTCCCTGAATATTCAGGAATGATTTCTAAGTGGGAGATCACTAACCTCAGTTACGAACAACTTCTTACTGATGATAAGAATGCTTTCACTTATCTAGATCCTCCTTATGAGATTGGTTCTAATCTCTATGGTAAGAAAGGTAATATGCATAGTGGTTTTAACCATGATCATTTTGCTGTCAAGTGTGATCGATTTATTGGTCCACAACTTGTGTCTTATAATTCATCACAACTTATCAGAGATCGTTTCGATGAGTGGACAGCTGCTGAATTTGCACACACTTACACCATGAGGAGCGTGGGGAGTTATAATACAGATCAAGCAGCTCGTAAGGAACTAGTCCTTTTTAATTATGAAGTGTGAAGTCACCCTATACAAAGCAGGCACCGTCTTCAAGGAAGAGGTGATCGCTGTTGATTATCAAGATGCTCGCAAGGTCGCTCTTGCTCGTAATCCTGGTTGTACTGTAGTGGGCGTCACTGCAACATTTAAATGATCTATGAAAGAACTTTGGAAGATCTGGAAATACTCCTTAGGATCATTCAATGATAATAAAACTAAGAGATATGATAATATCATATGCACCATTAGAACTATCATTTTTACTCAGTTATTAATTACTAACTGTTTTATCATCGCTGGAAACGTAAGACACTGGAACGACAATGTACCAACTGAAAGACTATCTCTACTCAATCAACCAATCCAAAAAGAATATTCTTGATGACGATATAGATGCTGAGAGAAAGTATCCCCCATATATTGTTAACAGATGTCTGTCTTCTTTTACTGATACTATTCTTTATGTCAATGAACTGAATAAGAATCCTCATCTACCAAAGAAGTTACAGTATGATTTTTTACTAAATAGTGTGAAACCTAGGAAACGTTTTTCTCCTTGGGCACGAAAAGATTCTATTGACTATCTTGAGTTAGTAAAAGAGTATTATGGTTATAATGACGATAAAGCTCTACAAGCTCTTAGAATTCTCACCAAGGATCAATTAAATCATATTACAAAAGCATTGAGTAAAGGTGGTAAACATGAGCGGTGAAATTGAGATTCAATGGAGACAAACCGATATGGTTGAAGTCGTCCTAAATGAACCAGATGATTTTTTAAAAGTGAGAGAAACATTAACAAGGATTGGTGTTGCATCACGTAAAGAAAAAAAGATTTATCAATCCTGCCACATTCTCCATAAGCAAGGAAGATATTTTATTGTACACTTCAAAGAGTTGTTTGCCCTTGATGGCAAGAACACAAATTTTTCTTTGAATGATGCACAACGTCGTAACCGTATCGTTCAACTTTTAGTTGACTGGGGACTGGTTAATATTAATACAGAGAGTCAGGAAAAAATTGCTGACCTAGCACCACTCAATCAAATTAAAGTTCTCTCCTTTAAGGAGAAAGGTGAATGGACGCTTGAGTCCAAATATAATATCGGTCGTAAGAAACAAGAGGTAGAGTAAACCGCAATTTTTAATAAGGAAAACCGTTATTAACGTTTAAACTGTTATCGTTAAATAGGAGTGTGATGCCTAACGGGTCACATATAAACGTCGCTTATTTAAGGACAATGGTTAACAATTATGCATGGCAACAACTTTCCCCATTTTCACTCGGGTTCGATGAAACATTCCACAGACTTGAATCTCTTGCTGGAGCAGGAACAAGCTACCCTCCTTACAATGTCATTAATGGACCTGGTGGTAGAACAATATTGGAGGTCGCTCTTGCTGGATTTTCAGAAGAGGATCTAAATGTGGAGACGGAACGAAACGTCTTAACAGTATCCGCTAAAAAAGCACCAGCAGATAAAGAAAAAAATTACGCACATAAAGGAATTTCATATAGAACATTTGCACGTAACTGGCAGATGTCAGACGATGTAGAAGTCGAGACCGTAGAATTCAATAATGGTCTATTAATAATCACATTGAAAAAAGAACTACCAGAAAAACAACAGCGTAAAAAACACTTCTAAATAAATCATATCGTCGCCGCGAGGAGCACCTGCCAACAAACAGGTTGACTCCTCCTTTTTTTGGTGGTATAATAAAATTAAACGCTTATAGCTATGGCAGTATCTATCGTTACATTGAAAACGGGAGATCGAATCATTACTGAGTTAAAAGAAATCTTTGATGAAGAAGGTGAAGACCGTAAAGGTGTTTGTCTTTTGATGGAAGAACCTTACATCTTAAACCTTGATGATGGCACTCCCCAATATCTTACTGAACAGCATGGTATGGAATACCAAGTCAGGTTTAGTAAATGGAATCCTTACACTCCAGATTGGCAATTTAAAATTCCATATGATAGTGTGATGACAATTAGCACTCCTGAACCAGGATTGCAAAACGCATATGAAAATAAAATTAAAGAAAAGAAAGAAGGTGAAACTATTAATCCAGAGGTATTATGACTGAGCAAATTGAATCAACAGAACAAACTGAACAGCAACCACTAAGAACTAATCACAATATTAGGATTGTTAATTTAACCACGAGTCAGAGTGTTCTTTGCCTCTTTGGAGATGTTCGTGACGAAGATAAAAAAGTAGTTGGATATCGTATGCTATATCCATATGTTTTGTCACTTGGAGATGTTAATACAAATGGAACTATCCCTATCAACTATACTCGTTGGTGTCCTTTTTCTCCTGTAGAAGAACATAGAATTAGTGGGGAACACATTATTAGTGTTGTATATCCAGATAATAATATTCTTGATAACTACACTGAAAAACTCAAGGAGGTCGGACTTGAACAAAAAGATATTTTCTTTGAGGTAACTGATGGAACTGAAAGCGAACCTGCTGAAGCTAGCGAATGAGTGGATCATCGCTCAGGTAGAACCTACTGAGGGGGACACTTTATCAGGTGACCCTGATGTGTGGTTAATCAAACCTTATCTGGTAGACTGTGAAGGTCAACTAACTCCTTGGGCAACTCACTCATCGGAGACTGAGTTTAATGTTAGATCTTCTGACATTACTGTAGTGACCAACCCAAGCAAGGTACTCCTTGCTCGTTATATTGAATGTCTTGAATGAATTTTTACACTAGTGTTGAGCAAGCAGGTAATCGTCTGCTTGTGCGTGGTTATGAGAATGGCAATCGTTACAGCGTGAGGGTTCCTTTCAACCCTACGCTGTATTTGCCTAGTAAAAATTATTCAGAGTGGCGTACACTAGAAGGAGATTGTGTGGAACCACATAAGTTTGGTTCTATCACTGAAGCGAGAGATTTTATAAAACAGTATAAGGAGGTAGAGGAATTTAAAATATATGGTAACTCTAGATTTTTATATCAATACATAGCTGAGCAGCATCCTGAAGAGGAACTTAAGTTTGACAGCACAAAGATCCGTGTATTTACCATCGATATTGAAACCGCTGCTGAAAACGGATTTCCTAATATTGAAACTGCCGATCAAGAAATCCTTGCTATATCCATCAAGGATAGTTTCACTGGTCGAATTATTGTGTTTGGGGCACGTCCATACAATAACAAAGACCCCATGGTGGACTACTTGCATTTCCGATCAGAAGAAGGTATGTTGGGTGCATTCCTTGAATACTGGCAGGAAAATTTTCCAGATGTAATTACTGGATGGAACGTGCAGTTGTTTGATATGCCTTACATATGTAATCGTATTGAACGTATTCTTGGTGATAAATTTGTAAAGCTATTGTCTCCTTGGAAACTTGTTTCTCAACGTGAGATTTATATTAAAGGTAGAAAACAATTAGCAGTTGATACTCTTGGAATTTCTACTCTAGACTATCTTGAGTTGTATAAGAAATTTACTTATACTAACCAAGAATCTTACCGTCTAGATCATATTGCTTTTGTTGAACTTGGATCTAAAAAACTAGATCACTCTGAGTTTGATACATTCAAAGAGTTCTATGAGAAGGACTGGCAAAAATTTATTGATTACAACATCCATGACGTTCGTCTGGTAGATCAACTAGATGACAAGATGAAGTTGATTGAACTTGCATACACCATGGCATATGATGCTAAGGTAAACTATGAGGATGTATTCTCACAGGTTCGTATGTGGGACAACTACATTTACTGTGAACTTCTTAGGCGTAAGATTGCTATCCCTCCTAAGACACAAAACGATAAATCTGAAAAGTATGCGGGGGCATATGTCAAAGAACCGAAGCCTGGATTCTATGATTGGGTTGTGTCTTTTGATCTCAACTCTTTGTATCCTCACCTCATTATGCAGTACAACATTTCTCCCGAAACTCTCAAGGACAAACGACATCCAGAAGCTACGGTTGATAGAATACTTCGTAAGGAGATAAACATTGACGGCGAGTATGCTGTGTGTGCTAATGGCGCACAGTACACAAAAGAGAAGCATGGGTTTCTTCCTCAGATGATGAAGAAGATGTATGACTCTCGTGTCATCTTCAAGAAGCGGATGATCAAAGCAAAGCAACAGTACGAGAAGACTCCTACTGTTGAACTCATGAAAGAGATCGCCCGTTGTAATAATATTCAGATGGCAAAGAAGATCTCTTTGAACTCTGCTTATGGTGCTATCGGCAACGAACACTTCAGGTATTATCGTCTTGCTAATGCAGAAGCTATTACTCTTTCAGGTCAGGTATCAATTCGTTGGATTGAAAACCGCATGAATGAATACCTAAATAAACTGCTCTCCACTGAAAAGGAGGATTATGTCATTGCATCCGACACTGACTCAATCTATCTTAATCTCGGACCTCTTGTTAATAAATTTCTTGGTCATAAGTCTGGTGATAAAGCAGCAGTTGTTGGTTTACTTGACAAGATCTGTGAAGAGAAACTGGAACCTTTTATCGAACGTTCATATCAAGAACTTGCGTCGTATGTATCGGCGTATGAACAAAAGATGAGTATGAAGCGTGAGAACATCGCTGATCGTGGTATCTGGACTGCAAAGAAGCGTTACATTCTTAACGTATGGGACAGTGAGGGTGTTAGATATAAAGAACCCAAGATGAAAATCATGGGTCTTGAAACCGCTAGGTCATCGACACCAGCGTATTTTAGAGACAAGTTATATGCAGCGTTTAAGATTATTATCGGCAACACAAATGATGAACTTATCACTTTCATCAATGTTGTGCGAACAGAAACGAGGGAACGTCCCTACGAAGAAGTTGCCTTTCCCAGAGGAGTTAACAACCTTGCCAAGTACCGTCACCCTACGGAGATCTATTCCAAAGGAACCCCAATCCATGTGAGGGGTGCTCTCCTGTATAATCATTATGTGAAAAAGCATAAGGTAGAAAATAAACATGCCTTGATACAGGAAGGTGAGAAGGTTAAGTTCATGTATCTCAAAACACCAAACCCATTACATGAGAATGTAATTAGCTTCTTTGGTGAATTACCAAAAGAGTTTGGTATTGAGAAGTATGTGGATTACCAAACACAATTTGAAAAGAGTTTCTTGGAACCTCTGAAGAATGTGCTACAATGCATTGGATGGCAGCATCAAAAGACTATCAGCATTGGGAGTTTCTTTGAATGAATAAGAAAGTCTTTGTAGTCACATGGACTAACCATCTTGTCGGTCAAGTAGGACCCGAGGACATTAAGTGCTTTGAGGACTACAAAACTGCTCTTGGTTTTGCTAGACTAATGAGCAAAAATTATAATTATGTAAACTTTTACGAGGACGAAGCAACACAATGGGATTCTTAAATTCTGTAATTAAAGATAGTGGCAATGAATTTGCTGGTTTGGTTAGTGAAGGAGTCGCTGCTGGCGACATTACTGATTACGTTGATACTGGCAGTTATATCTTTAACGCCTTGGTTAGTGGTTCGTTGTATGGAGGTCTTCCTTCAAACAAAGTCACCGCTCTTGCAGGAGAATCAAGCACTGGAAAAACTTTTTTTGCTCTTAGTGTCGTTCGTAATTTCCTCCGCGATAATCCTACAGGTGGCGTCATTTATTTTGAAACTGAATCCGCCATTTCCCGTGACATGATTGAGTCGCGTGGTATTGATTCTCAACGCATGGTTTTGTTTCCTGTCTCAACTATTGAAGAGTTCAGGACTCAAGCTTGTCGTATCGTTGACAAGTATATGAAAGAACCTAAAGACAAACGTGAACCTATGATGTTTGTGTTAGATTCTCTTGGTATGCTTTCAACTAACAAGGAGATGGAAGACGTTGCTAACGATAAGCAGGTCAGGGACATGACTAAGAGTCAGTTGATCAAGGGTGCCTTTCGTGTGCTTACACTTAAACTGGGTCAAGCACAAGTTCCTATGATTGTTACCAACCATACATATGATGTTATCGGTTCCTATGTTCCGATGAAAGAAATGGGTGGTGGTACAGGTCTTAAGTATGCTGCATCTACTATCATCTATCTTGGTAAAAAGAAAGAGAAAGATGGTACTGAATTGGTAGGTAACATCATCAAGTGTGAAGCAAAAAAATCACGTTTAACTAAGGAGGGTAGTAAGATTGAGACACGTCTATTTTTTGACGACCGTGGACTGGACAAATATTACGGGTTATTGGAGTTGGGTGAACAATACGGGGTCTTCCAGCGGGTTGGTAATCGTATTAAGGTTGGTGAATCTTCTGTTTATCCTAAATCTATTCTCTCAAGTCCTGAGAAGTATTTCACTGAAGAAGTGATGGCAAAACTAGAAGAAGCAGCTAAACAAGAATTCACCTATGGCAATTGACAAGCTGTCTACAGGGGGTTGCAAGACCCCCTTTTTCATTGTATAGTATGTCTATCAACCATCGAGGATTACCCATGGATCTCATAACGTTCAAGCAAAAATTTAATGCGATCAAAGAACGTGGTTACATTAAAACCCACCGTACAGGTAACACTGGTGTGGGTCACACCTTCGAGCAAGAATTGGGACTGGAAGAGAATAACATTGCAGGACCAGATATTGATGGCAATGAGTTAAAGACAGCACGTAAAGGTGCTGGTGGTAAGCAAACACTGTTCGCTAAAGAGGGTGATTGGGTTGTACCCCAGAGAGATTATATTGAAACATATGGTTTCCCTCACACCACAAAGATTGGTGAGTTGAGTGGACAATCTACTGTAACTAAAACTGTTAATAAGCGTGGTCTTCAGATCGTGACCACTGATGACTACTGTGCTATCTGTCATGGCAATGTTATTATTGTTATGTGGGATTGGGACACATTGATTAATCAGTTTGCTAAGAAGTTTCCTGCATGTGTGAAAGTATTTGCTGACGTTGAGAAACGTGACGGTGTAGAATACTTCCATTACAATGAAGCATACCGTTTCATTGGTACTGACAAGAACTTGTTTCGCACTGCAATCGAGAATAATATGATTGCTATTGATATTCGTATGCGTACACAGAAGATGATTGGCAAATCTCTTCGTAATCGTGGTACTGCATTCCGTATGAATCATGGTAAAATGGAAGAACTATTTGTTAAGGAGAGCATCAATTGAAGGATACTATTCTCTACGGTGACTGTCGTGAAACTCTTAAAGAGTTTGATAGTAAAGCTAGGATGTGTGTTACCTCACCACCTTACTATGGTCTACGTAACTATGGTGGTGAAGAAGATCAGATTGGTCTGGAACAAACACCAGAAGAATATGTTAACAATCTTGTAAAGGTTTTTCGTGAAGTAAGAAATTGTCTTACTGATGATGGAACATGCTGGGTTAATCTTGGTGATAGTTATTACAACTATAGACCAGGTAAAGGTCAAGCTATTCATAAACAATCAGTATCTAAAACTAACCAAGATTTACCTAGCACATGTGCCAGACGAGGTAACAAACTAGAAGGTCTTAAAGAAAAAGATCTTATTGGTATTCCTTGGATGTTTGCTTTTGCTATGAGAGCAGACGGATGGTATCTAAGACAAGATATTATTTGGAATAAACCTAATCCAATGCCAGAGAGTGTGAGAGATAGATGCACTAAATCTCACGAGTATATTTTCTTGTTTAGTAAAAGTCAAAATTATTATTTTGATGTTAATGCTATCAAAGAATCAACTGTGGATGGTAAGGGGTTGAAGCGTAAGAAAACTGTATGGGAAATTAAAACTAAACCATACAAGGGAGCACACTTTGCTGTGTATCCACCAGAGTTAATTGAACCATGTATCAAAGCTGGTAGTGAAGAAGGTGATCTTGTATTAGATCCATTTATGGGATCTGGTACTACTGCCTTGGTTGCCAAATCATTACAAAGACATTATTTGGGTTGCGAATTACATGAAGACTATGGTAAACTAATTCAAACAAGGTTAAGTGAAAAATCCTTTGCTAGGTTAAATTTTAATGATTGAACGGATTGAAGAAACTATCCTCAGAAACCTCCTACATAACGAGGAGTATTATCGAAAGGTAGTCCCATTTCTCAAAGCAGAATACTACGAGAATTATCATGAGAAGATTATCTTTGAGGAGATTGCCGAGTTTTCTTCTAAGTACGACAAAGTTCCTACTAAAGAAATTCTTACGATTAACTTACAAAATCGTAATGACCTTACTGACGAATCGTTTCAAAGTTCGGTACAGACAGTATCCTCCTTATCAGACGAATGGGTTGACCAAGAGTGGCTCCTCGATGCAACAGAAAAATGGTGTCAAGACAGAGCAATCTATCTCGCCCTTATGTCCTCGATCAAGATCGCAGATGGAGGCGATAAAAAACTTTCGAGAGATGCGATACCCTCCATACTCCAAGAAGCCTTGGCGGTATCGTTCGACGAACACATAGGACATGATTATATTGAACAAGCAACAGACAGATATGAATTCTACCATCGCAAAGAAGAGAAGGTTCCCTTTGATCTTGAAAAGTTTAACTTTATCACGAAAGGTGGTATCTCTAACAAGACTCTCAATGTCGCTCTTGCTGGTACAGGTGTCGGGAAGTCTCTATTCATGTGCCATGCAGCTGGTGCCGCTCTCTCACAGGGGTACAACGTTCTCTACATTACATGTGAGATGGCAGAGGAAAAGATTGCTGAACGAATTGACGCAAATCTTTTAAACGTTGCTGTAAAAGATATTACAGAATTACCTGAGGTTCTTTTTACCAGTAAGGTTAATGAGATCGCTAGGAAAACTCAGGGCAAACTTATTATCAAGGAGTATCCAACAGCTTCTGCACATGTGGGACATTTTAAAGGACTTCTAAGCGATCTCAGATTAAAAAAAGATTTTAAACCAGATCTTATATTCATTGATTATTTAAATATATGTGCAAGCGTGAGGTACAAAGGTGCCGTTGTTAACTCGTATACCTATGTTAAGGCGATTGCTGAGGAGCTTCGGGGTCTTGCTGTGGAACATAACGTCCCTATTGTTAGTGCTACTCAGACCACTCGTTCTGGTTTTGGCAATAGCGATCCAGATCTTACCGATACTTCTGAGTCTTTTGGTCTTCCTGCCACTGCTGATTTTATGTTTGCCCTTATCTCTACTGAGGAGTTGGAACAACAAGGTCGCATCATGGTCAAACAACTTAAAAACAGATACTCAGACATCGTTACCTCACGAAAATTCATGGTGGGAATTGACAGATCGAAGATGAGGCTGTATGATGTTGCTGATGATGCCTCAGCTATTGGTATCAATGAAGAAGCTCCTGGTGAGGACTTCCAGCAATTTGCTGACACACAATCTAGACTATCTAAATTTGCCGAGTGGAACGTATGACTATTAAATTTGAACGCTATGAAGAATTTGTTTCAGCAGTTACTTCAGACGCTTCTACAAACTTTGTTGACTTTGCTGATCGTATTGGTGATCTTGATCGACAAGGTGCCAATATTGAGAGACTTCTTACTGCTGGGGTTGGAATTAATGCTGAGGGTGGTGAGTTCCTTGAGATCATTAAGAAGATGGTGTTCCAAGGAAAACCGTGGAACGAAGATAATCGTGAGCATCTTATCATTGAGTTGGGTGATGTTATGTGGTACGTTGCTCAAGCTACAATGGCACTTGATATATCCTTCGATGAGGTAATTGAAACCAACGTCAACAAACTGAAGAAGCGTTATCCTGGTGGTGAGTTTAATGTTCATAACTCAGAAGTTCGTGCTGTTGACGACAGATAATGCTCAGTCTCTGGATCCACTTACGAGCATTCTTTACTGTGGTAGTTGTGAATTGTGCTCATCCTGTCAACTGGGAACAATGTGTTCGGGTGGACCAGTGGCTCTTGCCAGAACTTAAAGAAGGATATGAATTGTGGACAGGACAAACACACCCATATCAAAATGAAAAAGATTATCTCGACCTCTCCTCTAAATAGTTAGACGGGAGGTTTTTTCATATGAAAGCAGGAGATTTTTTCAGAAATGGTGGAAGGTATCTTGATCGTATGGATACCTTATTTGATAAAGCTTTAAGACGTAATGGAAAAGAAAATCTTTTCTCAACAGACATTGGTATTGTTGAGGTAGCAGGATTTACAGTCACTCGTAAAAATGCAGGTAAGTATGTAACTTCACCCTTTCAAGATTTTCATAGTATCAAAGGAAATGCTGGTAAAGAAAATTCTGCAAAGATGCTTTTTGATGCTGTGTGTAGAGAAGGTCTTCGTGGTAAAAACAATATTGAATTTACATGCAATTTTCCTGCTGGAAAAAATGTGTCTCGTGCTGTAAGTAGTGTTGATATTTACTTAGACTTAGAAGACTTTACAAAAACTAGTGAGTTTGGTGGACAAATCAAAGGTGGTAAAAAAATTAATATGGGTAATGTTTATGAAGATGATCTTACTCAATCCTTAATTGATTATTGTTCTGGTAAAAAACCTAAAAAATATCCAGATCATGTCAATATGATTATTGATGCCATGGTCAAAAAATTTGGAGAAGGACCTACCTTCGCAAAAGGCGAGGGTGAAAAGAATCAGAAACGTCCTCTTAAAAAGAAAGGAAGTAATATTGTTATCTCTGCTGGTGGTTCAACTACAAATGATATTGGAAAGACTATCACAGATATTACACTGACAGTTGCTAACAAACCAGTATACATCTCAGTAAAGTTTGGAAGCACATTATCTTTCTTTAACTGTGGTGTACGTAGTAGTGGTAAAGATAATCTAGCTTTATTTCCAGAAGCAAAATTAAAACTAGGTGAAGTGCCTGATGATGGTCAAGAATTTCTAGAAATGTTTGGTATAGATCAACAAAAATTTTTAGATGTATTTGCTAACTACGGAACTAAAAGTGGTCCTACAGTAGAAAATCATGTTGATGATACTAAACTATCAACTTCTGGTAAGACAGCATTACAGGATATGATTAAGAGTGGAGTTGGTTATGGATATTGGATGGCGCATTATACAGGATCTCATTTAGAATTTTATGAGATCGATCGAGACTACATGAACAAAGCTGCTTCTCTTGTTAGCAATACAGTTGAGATTAATTATGGTGGTGCTACTGGTAAAGGTAAACGTATTGATATGTTATTTGAAACTAAATCATATAATTTCAAATTTAATATTAGAAACAAACAAGGTGGAGTTTATCCTACACATACCAATGGAGATTATTATAAGAAGTAATGTCAAACATTAAACAGCTAAAACATTTAGAACATCTAGAAGATGAAATGCTCAACTATGGAGTTGAGGGTTGTAAAGCTGCTGTGTCTTTTTTAAAAGAACTTAAGAAAATGTTGGGTCATCAAGAGAGTGGTGGTTTTATGCAAACAAAATGGGACGGTGCTCCTTCAGTTATTTGTGGCACAGATCCTCAGACAGGAATGTTTTTTGTTGGCACCAAATCTGTATTTGCAAAGACTGCTCCTAAACTTTGCTATAGTGAAGAACAGATTGATGGGTGGTATGATGGTGACCTAGCAGAAAAATTAAAATTCTCTCTTCGTTATTTTTCTACTTTAGGTATTGAAGGTGTGGTACAAGGTGATCTTTTATTTACTTCTGATATTAGAAGGGAACGAATTAATGGAGAAGATTTGTATACATTTAGACCAAATACTATTACTTATGGTATTCCAGTAGATCATCCTATTGGTAAGGCAGCAGGTACTGCAAAAGTTGGTGTAGTATTTCATACTCATTATACTGGAGACGTAGTTGCTGACATGCAAGCAAGAGCTGGTGCAAAAGTAAAAGGATCTACTGAAGCTTTAGTAATTCAAAATGATACACCAATGCATAGAGTTGGTTTTTCTCGTGCAGAGATGGGTAAGTTTGATCGTTATATCTCCACTATTGAACGCATGTGTAGTACATGTGGAGATTTTTTAGATGAGTTGGTTACTAAAACAGGAACTACTGGAGATGCTAAGTTTCATATTGCATCATACTTAAAACAGTTCTTCAATAATGAAATTAAGAATGCTCGTTCTATTGGAAACATTGATGAAACAATGTATTCCATGCTCAATTTCTATGAAGAGAAAACAAGTAAAGAACTTGCCAAGATCAAAACAGTTGCAAACCTGACTAAGAAAAGAGAACTTGTATATGGCAGTCAATTATATGTTGAGAAAAATAATGACAAGTTCAAAGCAATGCTAACACTGTACAAAGAATTGCAAGCAGTGAAGCAAATGGTTATAGATAAACTTGACCACCTAGAAGAGTTCAGGACTTTTGTCCAGACAGAGAAAGGATATAAGGTCACAACTCCTGAAGGATATGTTCTGCATAAGGATGGCAGTATGATTAAGTTTGTTAACCGTATGGAGTTTGCATACAACAACTTTACTCTTCAGAAGCAATGGCGTTAAATTGTAACAAGTGCTATTTTACATTTGGTAGGTTTCAACCACCTACTACAGGACACAAAGATAACTTTGCTGGCGTAAAAGCAGCTGCAGGGTTACATGATTATCGTATCTACATTTCACAAACTGTAGATACAAAAGGTAGCAATCCATTGCCACCAGATCGTAAAAAGTTTTATATGGATAAGATGTTTCCTGAACATAAAGGTAAAATTTATAGTGGTCCTAGAGATCCAGTTAAAATTTTACAGGACATTATGCTTGCAGGATACAATGAAGTTATATTCCTTGTAGGTTCTGACAGAGTTGCTGCTATGCAGTTCCTCCATAAATATAATGGTAAAGATTTCTCATTCCGTAAAATTGATATCCAATCTTCTGGAAGTAGAGACGCTGATGGCGATACCTTTGCCATTTCTGGAACTAAGATGAGACGTGCAGCACATGCTGGTGACTTTGATACATTCAGAAAGGGTATTCCCAGAGCATTAAATGATCGTGATTGTCGTGCTCTTATGGCAGAGATTGCAATGGCACTACCTAAGAATTTTAAATGAAAGATTTTAAGAAGTTGCGTGAAGAAGCACTCCGTCAACAACAACGGCAGGATGAAGTTTTCAAAGAAGGTGATATTGTTATGTCATCACGTACAGGAGACAAAGGACACATTCATAGAGCAGGTGGCAACTACGCTATCATTATTTCTGAAGAAGGAAATATGTTTCGTGAATGGATTAAGAACATTAGATCTATAAATAATACGAGAAGAACCTCCCTTTAAGAAATGAAGAAGCCAGATCCTATTAATAAAGTAAGACACAGTGACGAGTTTTCATCTGGACTGATGGAACAGTATGGTAAGTGGATGGGTGGCGATTGCTTCCAGAACACTGAGATGCCTGACTTGCATTTATCCGAAGCTCCTTTTGATGGAATGGATCCACAATCCAATGGTGCTGAACTGGAAAAAATTACGACAAAGAAAAAGGGACCTAAGAAGGAGTCACCTAAAGCACAACTAGCTACTAAGGAAGAGTACGAAGTTTTAGAAAGAGAGGAGGTTGAAATTGATGGTGAAGTTTATGTCCTAGAGAAGAGGAGATATGCTACTGAAGGTATGGCAGCAGCTCGTGATAACGTTGGTGCTTCTACATGCTGGAAAGGATATAAGGCAAAGGGAACTAAGAAGAAAGGTGGTAAAGAAGTTCCTAACTGTGTAAAGGAAGAGGAAGTAACAGAGCATCATCAAAAAGATGCTGACGGTAAGGTCATTGAGCATGATGGTGAAGAGCTAGAAGAAGCAAAGAAAGGACTTTATGCTAATATCCATGCTAAGAGAAAGCGTGGGGAAGCACCTGCAAAAGCAGGTAGTGAAGACTATCCTGCTAAGGATGCATTCAAGAAAGCAGCAAAGACTGCTAAGAAAGAAGAGGTTGAACTAACTGAGAAGAAACTCGACCCAGTTGGTAAGGCAGATGCTGACATCGATAACGATGGTGATGTAGATAAGTCTGACAAGTATTTACATGCACGTCGTAAGAAGGTCACTAAAATCATCTCAATGACGAAGAAGAAAAAATGAAATCCTTTGATAAGTTCCGTGAAGAGTGCGGTTGCGATGAAAAGGAAAAGAAGGTAAAATCTAAACTAAAGAATAAAAAATCTGGTAATGTAGAAGTGATGCCTAATATTCCTGATGGTAAGAAAGGGATGACCACCCGCGCAACTAATGAAGCAAAGAACTATCAAGGTCCTTTGTATGCACCGTGGTCTTCTGTTGTAAAAGGAAGAGGATTTGATCCTATTGAAGAAAGAAAAGTAAAAGAATCATTTGAGGGTGGTGTTCAAAAAGCACGCCGTGACTATCGTTCTGGTACTTTATTAACTTTCAAACAATTCATGTCAAAGATTACTGATATCTTAGACGAGTGGGAGAAATAAATAGGCTATGCAATATGATTTAAGATTATGCTATCCTTTCTATTACCACTCGCAACAAAAGTAATTTCAGACGCAGTTTCCAAGATCCCTGAAAACGAGGAACTTGGAGAAAAACTGATTGATATCTGTTTAGTTATTCTCGGTAAGGCAGTTAAACTGACTAAGACCGATATGGATGACAAACTACTTGAAACTGTGACCGCTGCTATTAAAGCAAGAGAAGAGTAATACTCTAGGGGGAGCAATCCCCCTTTTTATAAATAAACATTAGATAATAGTAATATTTGGAGCACACGTCAATGTCCCTTTACGGAAGAACTGACAGCAATGCAAACAAAACCAAAGCTGGTGTGGGCATTGCAGCGTCAAGTCAAGCAAAAACAACTGTCTTTGTTGACAAAACTGAGGCGCAACTAGCAGAAACTAGATCCCGTGGTATCACCGCTCCTGGTTGGTGGTCCTATTTCACATATACTGATGCGGATGGCAACACTCGCCATAAAGCAGAGCAACTTGTGAATATCGCTAACCCTGATCTCAATTCTAACGAGACACAAACTGATGACACTATCGCAGCAGATGTAGCATCGGCAGTAACCATTACGGTTCAACCTGCTAACTCTACATCTTCTTCGGGTGCTGGTACTTACACCCTCACCACTACGACAACAGGAACACCTGGAGCACTTGCATATCAGTGGCAGCGTCAAACTGCAACTGGTAAGCGTTGGGTTAACATCGCTGCTGGCACAGACACAGGTATTACTTATGCAGACTTCACGACAGCAACTCTTGCTTACAGTGGTCTCGCTGGCGATACTCTGGACGGTAACAAGTTTAGAGTCAAGATCACCTCTGCGGGTGGTACTGAAGAAGTAATGTCTAATGGTGCAGCAACACTAACATTCGGTAGCTAATGAATGAATATAAGTGAACTGAACCATGAAAACTGGTTATTCTTTGCAATTCAAAATTATAACAACCCGTTGTCCGTAACTTATTCAGATTTTGAAGAAGACTTAAAGAGATTTAAGTATATTAAAAGACTACTGAAGAGATACGAGACAACGGGAGAGTTAAAGACTCACCTATTACTTAATCATGTGATAGTTTTATATAATGTTTTTGATGATGCAGCAACCCCACTGCTATTTTACAGAATAGAAGCAACATATTGGTCTGTAATCAAGGCGTTCATGTTGTTTCTAAATAGATTACCACCCAAACTTAATGAGGATGTTGACCAGGAATGTCTAAAGGAACTAAACCTAATATAGAAGAAATGATTAATTCCGCAGGGGATGGTTCTGGTCTCCAGTTACCACCTGCATTTGTCATGGTAAATCCTAGACAACATCGTGCATATAAAAAAGGTAATGAAAATATTGACGGGCGCTCTAAAGGTGCTCGCTCTCTCTTCGACCGTATCCAAAAAAGAAAAATGAAAGAAGACACAAACGTAACCGAAGCTCTGTCTACAGATACTGAGAGAGCTCAAAAACAGATTACTCAGGGTAAGAAACTGGGTCGTCAAAAAGATCTCCAGAAGAAACGTGGAGAAGCAAAAGAAAAAATGATGCGTAAAACCAAAGAAATGGATACGCTAATGAAAGCACGTCTTTCTGATTTTAAAAAGAAAGCGTCTGATCAAACAAAAAAACTTAAAAAAGAACAAACTGAAGTGACTACTAATACTATGAATGAAAACCAAGATGTAATCCAAGTTGCACTTGATGTTGCAACATCTGAACTTAACCCCGCAGGCGAAGGTTCATTTGCTAAGATCCAGTTCTCTGATGGTGGAGTACAAAACCTAGATAACTTCTCTGCTAAGAGAATTGCTGCTTGTTATGCACAACTAGACGACACACATAAGCCACAGTTTCAGTATATGCTGAATAAAAATGCTGCTTCTTATCAATCCGCTCTAGATTTCGCTGTTCGCAACGTCTAAAAGGATATGTCAGACATCAACTCAGCTATCCTAGAAAGGTTAGAAAAAGTTGTAGACTCCTTACAGGAAAATTCTGTAAAGATGGGTCAATTGCTTGCTGTACATAATGAAAAACTAGCTAAACAAGGTGAAGTCGATGGAATTCTATTTGAAAAGATAGATAGAATCCATTCAGATCTTAACAAAGAAACTGATGCTATCAAGAAAGGATGTGAGAGAGACATCCGTCTTGTAGATGATAGACTCAGAATGATGGAGAAAAAGATGTGGTCTATCTTTGGTGGACTCGCTGTGATCTCATTCTTGGTCAGTGTGCCAGGTCAAGCATTGCTTAGGTCATTGACACCTGCTCAACCTTCTGCTAATATGAGCGCAGTGCAAACCTCTCTCATTGAGTTATCTTGACGTTAAGTACATAAATTTAATATCCCCTCGCTTGACTCTTTTCAGTCGTAAGAAGGCAGACCTGTATAATTTCAGGTGTCCTTACTGTGGTGACTCTCAAAAGAGACGCAACAAAGCGAGGGGGTATTTGTTTAAGATTAAAAACAATTTTACTTATAAATGTCACAATTGTGGCGTAGGTAGATCTCTTGCTAATTTTTTAAAAGATCAAGATACACATCTCTATGATCAATATATCATGGAGAAATTTAAAGAAGGTAGCACTGGCAAGGGTACTGCAACTCCAAATCCTAAACTCATTTTTTCCAAACCAAAATTTGTTAAAAAAGATATAGATCTTGAGAAGATTTCAGAGCTAAATAATTCTCACCCAGCACGAGTTTATCTTGAGCAACGTGGTATCAAAGACTTAGATTATTTTTACTATTGTCCAAAGTTTAAAGATTGGACAAATAAGAGAAAGAAGACATTTGATACCTTAAGACAAGATTCACCACGTATTATTATCCCGTTTAAAGACAAAGAAGGTAACCTGTTTGGATACCAAGGCAGATCGCTCGCCCCTCAGGCAAAACTAAGATACATTACGATCATGCTCGATGAAGACAAACCAAAAATCTTTGGACAGGATAGGATTAACACAGACGAATCAATTTACATTGTAGAAGGACCCTTTGACTCAACGTTTATTAAAAACTCGGTTGCCATGGCTGGTTCCGATATTGATATTAGGACGTTTGGTTGGAGCAATCATATTTGGATTTATGATAACGAACCACGCAATCGAGAAATCGTCGCCAGAATCTCCAAGTCAATTGACAGAGGAGATAAAGTAATCATCTGGCCAAAAACTATACAACAAAAAGACATCAATGACATGCACTTAGCTGGACATGATGTTCAAACTTTGGTAGAATCAAACGTCTATCAGGGATTAACCGCAACCCTTAAATTTAACGATTGGAAAAAAGTATGACAAACGGACATGGAATTAAAGTTCGCAAGCGTGACGGGTCTGAGACCGCCCTCAACCTAGATAAGATTCACAAGGTAGTAGAAGAAGCTTGCGAAGGGTTAGGGAGCGGTGTGAGTGCCTCTCAGGTAGAGATGAACTCTGGTCTACAATTCTTTGATGGAATTGAAACCAAAGACATTCAAGAAATTTTGATTCGTTCGGCAAGTGATTTGATTAATTTAGATTCTCCTAACTATCAGTTTGTTGCTGCTCGTCTTCTACTTTATGCTGTCTACAAACAGGTTTTTGGATCCGAATGGGTCCAAGGTCTTCCTAGTGTTTATGATCATGCATGTCACTGCACTGACAAACAAGTTTATGATAAAGATATCCTAGGTAAATATACAAAGGAAGAGTGGAGCAAGATCAATTCTTGGATTGATCATGAACGTGATATGATATTCACCTATGCTGGTTTACGTCAGGTAGTGGATAAATATCTTGTTCAGGATCGTAGCTCTGGTGTGGTTTACGAATCACCCCAGTACATGTACATGATGATTGCAGTAACACTATTCCAAAATTACACAGACAATCGTCTTGAATATGTCCAAAAATACTACAACGCAATCAGCAAACACAAAATCAACATCCCAACGCCAATCATGGCAGGTGTTAGAACGCCTCTTCGGCAGTTTGCGTCTTGCGTTCTGGTTGATGCTGACGACACCTTGGATAGTATTTTTAGTAGTGATATGGCCATCGGTCGCTATGTCGCTCAGAGGGCTGGCATTGGTATCAACGCAGGTCGTATCAGGGGCATCAACGCTAAAATCCGAGGCGGAGAAGTACAGCACACTGGCGTTGTTCCTTTCCTTAAAAAATTTGAATCGACTGTACGATGCTGTACGCAAAACGGAATCAGAGGAGGATCGGCAACAGTCCACTTCCCAATCTGGCACCAAGAAATAGAAGACATCCTTGTTCTCAAGAACAACAAAGGTACAGAAGACAATCGAGTGAGGAAACTTGACTACTCAATCCAAATTTCAAAACTTTTCTACGAACGTTTCATTGAGAATGGAGAGGTTAGCTTATTCTCACCGCATGACGTACCAGGTCTCTATGATGCTTTTGGTACTGATGACTTTGACACTCTATATCGGATGCATGAACTCAATGATGCTGTTCCGAGAAAGACTATCGGGGCACAGGAATTAATTCTTTCATTGCTTAAGGAGAGAGCAGAGACTGGTCGTATCTATATCATGAATATTGATCACTGCAACGAGCATTCTTCTTTCAAAGACAAGATTAATATGAGTAACCTCTGTCAAGAGATTACCCTACCTACTGTACCACTTAACCATATTGATGGTGAAGGAGAGATTGCATTGTGCATTCTATCTGCTATCAACGTTGGTAAGATCAACAAGTTAGATGAATTGGAAAATCTCTGTGACCTAGCAGTCCGTGGTCTAGAGGAATTAATTGACTATCAGAACTATCCTGTAGAAGCTGCAAAACGTAGCACTATCAATCGTCGTTCTCTTGGTATTGGTTACATCGGACTATCACACTACCTAGCAAAACATGGATATAAATATGACAACCCTGCAGCATGGAAATCAGTCCACGACTTGTCTGAATCTTTCCAGTTCTATCTACTCAAGTCAAGTAACACCCTTGCCAAAGAAAAAGGTAAGTGTGGTTATTTCGATAGAACAAAGTATGCAGATGGTATCCTCCCAATCGACACTTACAAGCGTGACATTGATGAGTTCTGTGGGGCGGAGTTAAGTCATGATTGGGAAAATCTTAGAGAATCTATCGTCACCCACGGTCTTAGGCACTCAACACTGTCCGCACAAATGCCTTCAGAGAGTAGTTCCGTTGTGTCAAACGCAACCAATGGAATCGAACCACCTAGAGGATTCTTGTCCACTAAAAAATCAAAGAAAGGACCTCTTAAGCAGATTGTTCCACAATACGGCACATTAAAAACCAATTATACATTGCTGTGGGATATGAAGGATAATGATGGGTACATTAAAATTGTATCTGCCATGCAAAAATTCTTTGACCAAGCAATTTCTGGCAACTGGAGCTATAACCCAGAAAATTATGACAATAATGAAGTACCTGTATCAGTTATGGCAGGTGACCTTCTTAAAACATATAAGTATGGATGGAAGACTTCCTACTATCAAAATACATACGATCAAAAAGGAGAAGAACCTGAATTTACAGACGAAAAGAAACAGAGTATCGAAGATTTACTTACAAACATTTTGGAAACAGAGGAAGAAGATTGTGACAGTTGCAAAATTTAGAACTAACGAACCCATGAGTAGTGTAGAAGGCATGACAGTATTCAATACTGATCAAGTAGATACAACTAAACAAACTATGTTCTTTGGTCCTCCTCTGGGAGTACAGAGATATGACAAATTTAGGTATCCCATTTTTGATAAGTTGACACAAAATCAACTTGGTTTTTTCTGGAGACCTGAAGAAGTATCTCTGCAGAAAGATAGAGCAGATTATCAAACATTAAACAATGCACAAAAACACATATTTACTAGCAATCTCAAATATCAAATCCTCTTGGACTCTGTACAAGGTCGTGGTCCTGGCATGGCTTTCATGCCTTATTGTTCTTTACCCGAGCTAGAAGGATGTATGAACATCTGGCAGACCATGGAGATGATTCATAGTCGTTCATACACACATATTATTAAAAATGTATATCCAGACCCCTCTGTTGTCTTTGACCACATTCTAGACGACGAGAAGATCCTCTCACGAGCACAATCAGTTACTAAAGCATACGATGAGTTTATTAATATTGCTCAGAGATATGGAACTGGTAGCATGTGGAAGGATACTTGGAAAGATTCCCCAACAGCAAAGTGGGAAATCAACGATCTCAAGAGAAATCTATATAGAGCAGTCGCTAATGTCTACATTCTTGAAGGCATTAGATTCTACGTATCTTTCGCTTGTTCTTTTGCTTTCGGTGAACTTAAACTCCTTGAAGGATCAGCTAAGATCATTGGTCTTATTGCGAGAGATGAATCTCAACACATGACTGTTACTCAAAACATTCTTAACAACTGGAAAAAAGACGATGACCCTGAAATGAGGGAAATTGCTAAGGAAGAGGAAGAGAATGTTTATCAAATGTTCCGTGATTCTGTAGAAGAAGAGAAGCAGTGGGCAGAGTATCTGTTTAAAGATGGATCTATCATTGGTTTGAATGATAAATTACTACAGAAATACGTTGAGTGGACTGCTAATCGTCGTTTGAAGTCTATCGGACTCAATGCAATCTTTGATACTCCTATTACCAACAACCCTCTTCCTTGGACTGCACACTGGTTATCCTCTAAGGGTATGCAGGTAGCTCCACAGGAGACAGAGGTTGAATCTTACCTAATTGGTAGTATTAAACAAGACGTAAAGAAAGATACTTTTGCAGGATTTAAATTATAACTATGGACCTTTGGAAAAATTACAAAACATCTCTTGCAAACGTTTTTCCAGATATGAAATTTGTTCAGCGACATGCTGAATGGACTAATGATAAGGATGTGAACTTGACTGCTGATTTGTATTCAGGTAAACATCTAATCAAATCAAGACAAGTTGAAATTTGGGATGATAAATCTTGCAGCATTTATAACAACATATTGTATCCCAGAACAGGATCAAACTTACCCTGTTTTGGTATGGATCTTATGGGAATGAGTGACAAGAGAGTTGTTATTGTGTTTGATTTTCAACACCCTGTAGAAAAATACTTGTTTTATACATCAGATCTACCTAAAGTAGAAGGAACGTATAGATTTTTTGAAGCAGGCAATCATTTTTCTGACAATCTTATTGTTAGATATTGTAAACCCGATGAGGTAGATGAACATCTTCCTTTGTTTACAAAATATATTCAATATTATAAAAACATGCTAGATGAGCATCAACCAATTGGTACTGATACTACACAGTATGTTGATTTTGACAGATACATGATAAGACTTGATCCTATATCTGGGTATTTGTCCAATAGATTTGGCAAGGAAAAATCTCAAACCTTGATTAAAGAATTCTTTTTCAGTTATGCTTAAAAATGGGAAGACAAATAATTAATGACTTAGCTAGTATTATTCGTAAACATCAAAATACTCTACCTAACATAGAGGAATTAGATGTTGATGATGAATTTAAAGAAGTCTATAAAGAAACACAAGATGGTAGATTGACCATCGAAAATGATATGCACATGTGTACTGGATTACGTAAGGTACATATGGAAATTGCTAGTCTAGGACCACTCGATATCCTACATTGTATTTGGTATCCAGATCCTGAATTTGATTTGCCTATTTTTGGTGCTGATATTATAGCTAACAAAAATATTGTTACTGCTGCTATCACAGATATTTCTCCTGTTGATGATCTATGTCATCCAATCTATGAAGATATTGCTGATATCAGTAGATACTATAGTTTTAGACACAACAGGGAGATTCCTGCATGGGGTACAATTTTTTCACCGTACTGTAAGTTCGCAAGACTAGATGATGATCATGAAATTGATACATTTTGCCATGTAGTTGACGAATATCTAGATGCATTTGTTGGTGCTGTTTGGAAATCAACTATGGATAACAGTGGAGCAGAACAAAGATGGGTAGCACAGTCAGATTACTGTAATAATCAAAAGAAAAATGACAAAACTAGAAAAATTTTAGAAAATTATTTTGGTACTCGTTGGGCAGACCAATATATTAATAAAGTATTGTTTGACGGACCCTAAATATTGGAGATGATATGATGATCATGTGGAAAAATTTAAAGAATATGAGAATGCCTGGATCTATCATGGCAGCGTCTTTGACGGGTCTCTTATTGGGGACAACTATGGTTTTGTTTACAAGATTACCTGTAGCACCACCAACCGTTCCTACATCGGTAGAAAATACTTCTGGCAAAAACGAAAGCCTAGAGCTGTGGGTCAAACTACCAAGCGGCGAAGAGTTACTAGTGAAAGTGACTGGAGAAAATACTACGGAAGTTGTCCAGAGCTTAAAGAAGATGTTAAACAGTATGGACGGGAGTCTTTTGCTAGAGAAATCCTCTCCCTACACAGGACACCTGGAAGGGTCAACTATGAGGAAACTCGTCAGCTCTTCCTCTGTGACGTTTTGACAAAAGCCTTGACAGACGGCACCCCTGCCTACTATAATTCAAACATACTCGGACGTTACTACAGGAAAGACTATTTTGATTTTGGAAATGATTCTGGCGTTGACGCCTGCTGACTACGACCACCTTGCGAGAGCAGTGCAAGTTGAGGCAGCGACTAATACAATGGATGAATACTGTGTTGCAGTCTCTATTCTAAATAGAGTCAAATCACCTAGGTATCCTAATACTGTTGCTGATGTAGTATATGCTCCTGGACAATACGAAGGTTTCTTATACCGTCGTCCATCTGCTAAGACTTCTACCATCACTCGTTTGTTGGATACAAATAAGATGCTTACGGCATATAATATCATTGGAGATAGAACTAATTTTAAAGGACAACGTATGTTGCCTTATCGTGTAGCTGCAGAAGATCCTATGTGTGATCCTAAAGGTAACTTCTTTCATTATCATTGGCAATCGTGATATACTCGATATTTAATTACAACTTCTTTGCTCAATTTCAAGCAGTTAATCATGAAAAATTAATAGCAGAATTAAATAGAGAAGTTGTACTTGGTGTTAATGATTATGCATGGTCTGCTAAGTGTGATGTATCTACAAAAAGATTAGATACAGATAAGTATACTGAATTACTACAACCAAGCATCAATAAATTTGCAGATACTCTTCAAAGAAAATTAAATTTTGTAATTGATGAAGCATGGTTAAATAGTTATCAAGAAGGTTCTTACCAAGAGATACATGATCATGTCCCTTCAGATATATCATGTGTATTATTCTTAAATCACGGAAAAAACTTTTCGGAATTTTATTTTAGGGATAGGTATAGTTCAGATGTCTCATTTAAATTGAGACAAACATTAGGTTTTACAGATCTATGGACTCCACAAATTAAAGCAGGAGATATATTATTTTTTCCTTCCAATGTTCTTCATGGAGTTTCTAAACATAAGAGTGATACGTTGAGAAAAACGTTTTCATGTGATATAATAATCAAATGACTCAGTAGCTCAGTGGATAGAGCAACTGCCTTCTAAGCAGTCGGTCGTTGGTTCGACCCCAACCTGAGTCGTTAGTCGGTATGGCGGAATTGGTAGACGCGCTAGGTTTAGGTTCTAGTGTCTTATGACGTGGAGGTTCAAGTCCTCTTACCGACATTAGGGTGAATAGCTCAGCGGTAGAGCATCTCCTTTACACGGAGGCGGTCGGGGGTTCGATCCCCTCTTCACCCATCACTTCACAGAGAGGTTAAATGCTTAACAATGTTAACGGCAAGATGCAAACTATGCAACAAAGAACTGACAAGCACTAGCAGGATTCAGTTCTGTGGTTGTCCAAATCAGATGAGAGTTTTGGATGATCATATTGGAGCTATTGATTTAAATCAAGTAGTTCTTACAAAACATAAAGAAAGTATTAAATATAACGGGATTCTTACATCTGATGACCTAAAATATCAAGAGGAACGACGTAAAAGAAAAGTGCGTCGTATTAAATTCGAGGAACGTTAATGATCAATCTTGATGAACGGTATCATTCATACCTAATGACAAACAAATGCTTCTATATTGATGGTGTTTGTGAGAAAGTTAAAGGTTATGGTTACAATTGTGACAGTACCGACATTATTGGTTATTATGTACTCACTACAAAACATAAATTATTCTACAATCTGGAGGAAAAATTTCTTCGTAAAGAGCTTCTTCCTACAGTTACTATATAAAAAACATTTTTGATTATTATGCAAATTTTTCTAGACACTGCTGATTATAATGCTATTGCTGAACGCTATGAGACTGGTCTAGTCGATGGTATCACTACAAATCCTACACTAGTTCGTAAGTCTGGTGTAAACTACCTTGATTTTATCAGGACACTTGTTTCTGAATTTAAGTTTGAAAGTATTTCTGCTGAAGTTGAGGGTGATACTGATCTGGAAATGATTCGTAATGCCCAACAATATATTGAGGTTGGAGAAAATGTTACTATCAAATTGCCCCTCACTAAAGATGGGTTATCTGCATGTAAAGTTCTTAGTGATGATGGTATTGGAACTAACGTTACCTTGTGCTTCAGTGTTGCTCAAGCAATCATGGCAGCAAAAGCAGGTGCCTCATATGTTTCTCCATTTGTGGGTCGTTTGAATGATAACTCTATCAGTGGGGTTGAACTTGTTCGTGCTATCTCTGGTCTGTATTCTACTCATGGCGTAAAGACTGAGATCCTTGCTGCTAGTTTGAGAGATGTTCACCATGTCTCTCGTTGCTTCCTGTATGGCGCTAACGTATGTACGTTGCCACCAGCTGTGTTTGATAAAATGTATAACCATGTGTTGACCGATTCTGGTCTAGCAATTTTTGAAGAAGACTTTAAACAACTACAAAAATGATTATAATCTATTCAAAATCTGGTTGTCCATATTGCGTAAAGATGAAAAAAGTGATGGAGATTGAAGAACTCCAACACGTATCATATGAACTTAATCGTGACTTTACAAAAGAAGAATTCTATGCTAAATTTGGTGAGGGATCAACCTTTCCACAAGTCACTCTAGATGATCTTCATCTAGGTGGGTGTCAGGAATCTATTAAACATATGCAAAAGGAGAAAATTTGTTGTCAAATATAATTGAAGTTCCGTTTGCTGAATTTGAAAAAGAATTCGATGCATATATGGATCGCATTGAAGCAGGTGAATCCTTTATAGTTCGTAAACCAGATGGAACTGCTGTCATGGCAGTCCCTGCTGATGAATACAAAGAACTAACAGATCAGGTTACTGATAAAGATTGGGAAAACATGATGACAACACACGACGATGCTAGTTAAAACATTAGAATCTATTGCTACGAATGAACTCTACATGGGGTACATCTTTGGCATCATGATCTTGGGTGGATTCATCCGAGAACATAGTGCTCTAGAAGATGTTTATTCGTTAGCTAAGAAATACATCAAGGACAATCGTGTCCTTGTTATTATAACCTCACTGTTAGGTGGTATACTTCCTATTCCAGGACGTGTTGCTCTATCAGCACCACTCCTAGATGCTATTGCACCACCTGATAAACAGAGGCGTTCTGACTTTGGTGTGATTGATTATCTATCTGTTCACCATTACTATTGGTGGTCGCCATTAGAGAAGACGGTTGTCTTGCCAATGGCAGTGATGGGTGTATCTTATGGAACATTCCTAGGATATACTATCGTTCCTTTGATTATCACCTTGACATACACATGGTGGTATATCTTTACTAAGGTTCCAGCTTCGTCTGTTGTTCCTAACCTAGAATATGTACGAGACTTTAACTGGCGTCGTGCATTAACTGGTTGGGCACCACTGATTGCTACTGTTATCTTGCTACTCAATACAGGAAAAGCAGGAGCACCATTCTTCTTCCCTTGGTTCCTTGGTATGTCAATTTATTATTCGATTGTATATAAGGATTGGAAGTGGGGTAGATGGTTGGATGGTAAGTTTGCTATTATTGCAACTATTGTCCTTGCTCTTGGTGGTGTGGTTGGACTGGTCAAAGGACCTGTCATGGACTATCTCAATGCAGCAACTCCTGGAATGCTTATTCCTGCTTCTCTAGTAGCTATGGTTGCTGCTTACATCATGGGTTCATCTGGCAAGTATGCTGGCATGACTTCTGTGCTAGTATCGATCTTCGGTCCTCAGTATCTCGTGTGGTTCCTCTGCACTGAGTATTCTGGTTACCTGATCTCACCTGCACACAAGTGTCTCATGATTGGACAGCAGTATTTCGGTACACCAATTCGGAAATACTACGTTGTCTTGTCTCGATTGTGTGCTATACTTATTGCATACGCAGCACTCGTCACTTTCGTCCTATGAAACCAACTGTTATTCTTGAGCGATATCCCTACCGCTATGTCCAGTGCGGTACGCTAGAGATCAACGGTAAACCTGACTACCGTATCCAAAAATATCATGAGTGGAAAAAGCGGTACTTTGATATGTACTTGCTTGATAACTCCATTCAACTGGATTATGTTTTGGAAGATTTTGAGTACACCAAATGGTTAGATCCAGAAGGTGTACCTTGTTATGTCAGAGATCGTGTTACTACTTAAGAGGTTACTATGAGCGTTACATCACAATTAGAAAAAGCAGAAGAAGCTATTCGTCAGGCATTGATCAACGCTCTCGCAGAGGGTGAAGATGCATACCTTACAGAACTGTTTGAACAACTCAATTCGGTTCGTGGTTTGCAAAAGAAAGTGAGTAATACTATTCGCTTTACTGATGACAGTGATAGTTATTATGATCGTTTAAACGATCCTAACTATTCGTCATCCATGTTTGATCTTACATCACCATACATTACTAATGTAAAACCAGGAAAAGATCTGGATCGTATTGATAATGTTCTTGATTTCCCGATTAAGATTGGAAATTATAGTGGTGATGTTGTTACTTTTGGTGATATTGATAGTCCCGAAACGACTTAAAACTTATTCTGGTGGATCCAAAGACCCCTTCCGTGTGGATGATTTCCTGTTTTGCATCTAAACTAAAACAGGTGGCGTGCATGGTAGACCTATGAGCAAAGTTCTTAATTATTATTACTTACCTACAGCAGTCGATAGTTCTGTTAGTGAAGTTATTGTTAATCAATTATCTAAACTAAAACTAGAGGAAGCTAGAGTTACTGAATCTGGTAAAGATTCAGGAGAAAGTAATAAGACTATTAGGAACTGCCTGACCCAAGGCATCCCTTCAGATCATTGGGTATCAGGAATGCTCTCGCATTTTGTCAATTGTGCCAATACAAATTTGTTTCATTTCGATCTTCATAACTGGGCGGATTTTATTCACCTATGTGTGTATGATACAAAAGAATCACATTATCATTGGCACACTGACATTTCTCCAGCACTCTATGAGCAACCAATTAATCATATAAGAAAATTAAGTATCAGCATGTGTCTCTCTCCTAAAGAAGAGTATGAAGGTGGAGAGTTTGAACTGTATGTTGGTAGAAAAATGTTTAGTTTTAAAATGGATTGTGGCGATGCTATTATATTTCCCTCAGATTGTATGCATAGAGTTAGACGGATTAACTCTGGCAGTAGAAAATCATTAGTTGGGTGGTACGGCGGTCCTCCATTTAGATAAATACTTCTAGCTTAGTGTAACTGTCTTCAGGACTGGAAGTATGTCAAAAATTCTTGCAAATGAAATCGCCAATTATGGTGATAATGCGCCTATAGATCTTAAGGAAGGTCTTAATATTCCTGCTGGTAAACCCATTCAAGCAGCAGGTAGTGCAGGAAGTTCGGGACAAATCCTCAGCACAACTGGATCTTCTATCGCTTGGGTAACACCTTTTGATGGAAGTTATAATAGTCTAACTAACAGACCTAGTATTCCTGCAGCACAGGTAAACTCAGATTGGAATGCTAGTGGTGGTGTTGCAGTTATTCTTAACAAACCCTCTGTTCCTCCACTGCCTAGTGTAACCACAGCAGCTGCTTCTGGTGGTGGTAGTCTTTCATATAATGGTGCGAATGGTGAGTTTACATTTACTCCAGCATCTATTTCTCCTAACTGGGACACAGCATATGGGTGGGGTAATCATGCTAATGCTGGATATATAACAGCAGAAGCAGACACTCTTGATACTGTAATTGGTAGAGGTGCTACTACTTCTACTAAAATTATTGCTAATGGTGGTGTAAGAGGTGGAACTCTTTCTTCTGGATCTTCTAATGATGTTCAACTCTTCCACACTAATGCTACACACAAATCTACATTACAACATCTCAATACGTTCAGTGATTTTGATATTAAGAGCGTTACTGATGTCAACATTATTGGTGGAATAACTGAAGGTGGTGGTGTAAATCTTTCTCACACTACAAATGCAGGAGACAATGCAGTTGTAAGACTTCAAACTACCGCTGGTGGTGTAACCATTAATGGTTCTATTGAAATGGGTAGTGGTAATTTAACTACTACTGGCAAAATATTATATGCTAACAACTATGATACCCTAGGAGATCTTCCTGGTGCATCTACTTATCATGGTATGTTTGCACATGTACATGGTACAGGTAAAGGATACTTTGCACATGCTGGTGCTTGGACTGAATTGCTAGATGTCAATTCTTCCATGGCAGATCTTGGTGATGTAGACCTTACTGTTGCACCTACTGATGGTCAAGTTCTTAAGTGGGAACAATCTTCTGGTTCATGGAAAGCAGCTAATGATCTCACTGGTGGTGGTGGAGGTGGTCTTGCACTAACAGATCTTTCTGCTTCAACTGCAACTGCATCTGGTGGTGGATCTCTTTCTTATAACTCTGGTAGTGGTGCATTTACTTTCACACCACCTGATCTCTCTAGCTATCTAACAACAGAAACTGACCCTGTATTCCTTGCTTCTGATGCAGCAGCAGTAACTTCTGCACAAATTACTAATTGGAACTCTGCATATGCATGGGGTAATCATGGATCGCAAGGTTACCTAGTTGGATATGGTGCAGTTTCTAATCACACTGATGTCAACATCACTGGTGCATCTAATAGTCAACTACTACAATACAATGGTACTAACTGGGTAAACTGGACACCTAACTACATCAGTTCTGAAACTGATACACTTGATACTGTAACAGGTAGAGGTGCTCAAACTAATAATGCGATCACGATAGGTGATGTTTCCAACGGTGGAGATTTAAATATTTCTGCTGGGAATGACAATTACCTCAAAATTTTTGCTTCAGGTAATGAAGCATATATTAGAAATATTGACAACAACGGTGGCACTGGTGGTGGTGGTCTAAACATTGCTGCTCGCACTACACTTGGATTGTATTCTGGTGGTACGGGTGGTTCGCATATTACTTTCGTAGGTAGTTCAACTGGAACTGCGGGATTATATTATCAATCCTTGAAAAAATTAGAGACTAGTTCCACTGGCGTAACAGTCACTGGTGCTCTCACTTCAGGTTCTTTTGTCAAGAGTGGTGGTACATCATCTGAGTATTTGATGGCAGATGGATCTGTCACTACTGGTGGTGGAGGAAGTGGAGCTAGTGTTACTATCTCTGACACACCACCTGCTGCAACCGCTGGTGATTTATGGTGGGAGAGTGATACTGGTCGCCTCAAGATTTATTATCAGGATACTGATACGACGCAATGGGTTGACACTAATCCACCACTAACTCAAGATAGAATTGCATCTTCATCTGCTCCATCTTCTGCTACAGATACTGGAACTCCTGGTGACATTAGATATGATTCTGGTTATGTTTACATCTGCATCTCTAATAATACTTGGAAGAGAGCAGCACTTACAACATGGTAATTCTAAATAATACGGAAGGAGCATCATAAGAAATGGCAATCAATTTTCCCTCAACAGCAGGGCAGGCAACTGACGGTTCATACACCTATAACGTAGCGGGTATTATTTACGTATGGAATGGATCGTCGTGGGAAGCAGCAGGAGCTGGTGCTAGTGCAACTGACAGAACTTTGTTTAGTGTTACCAATGCATCTGCAGGTAGCACATCTCTTTCATATAACAATAGTAATGGTGTATTTACTTACACTCCTCCTAATCTTTCTGGTTACCTAACAGCAGAAGCAGACACTCTTGATACTGTAACTGGTAGAGGTGCTACTACAACAAATACAGTTCAGGTTGGACGACTTGATATTGGTGGTACATCTCAAACCATCCTTCCTAGTGGAACAAATGACATAACATTCCAGAATACATTTACTGGAGGTGCAATCCTTTTACGTGCTGCTGGTGATGTAGAGATCCAAAGTTATCAAGGATCTTCTTTGTTGAAAACAAACACTAGTGCTGGAACCACAGGTGGAATTAAATTATATTATGCTACTGGTCTCACTACAGAAGTTGAAAGACTTGCAACTACTTCTACTGGTGTAACTATTAATGGTGTTCTTACTGCTGGTAGTCTAACCTATCCATCAACTAATGGTACTAGTGGACAAGTCTTGACGAGTGATGGAGCTGGTGGTGTAACATGGACTGCTGGTGGATTGCAATCAAGAACTACAGCATCTGTAACACAATCGATTGCTAATGCAGGTTCTTCTGATGTTTCTATTACAACACCTTCGGGTTATGCATTACTTTCTATCGCAACATCACATGCTGCATGGGTAACTCTTTATAGTGATACTACTAGCAGAACAAATGATTCTACTAGAGCTATTACTAATGATCCTTTACCAGGATCAGGAGTTCTTGCAGAGGTAATCACAACTGGTAATACTACTCAATTGATTACACCAGGAGTTGTTTGTTTTAACTCTGGTGGTGCTGGTCAGAATACTACTTACGCAAAGATTGTAAACCGAAGTGGTTCTACTAATAACATACAGGTAACCCTTACGTACATCACAATCGAGGCTTGATATGTCGGAAAAAATCTACATCGTCACTCTTCATAAGAGAGAAGACTTAGAAGCTTTCTATTCAGAGATGGTAGAGAATGGTTTTCGTCTAAACATGAAGCGTCCAATGAGTAGATGCACTCATTATTGGATGACTTCCGAACAAGCAGAAGAATTAAAACAAGATCCTAGAGTGTGGGATGTAGAATTAAATCCTGAGGATGCTGGATACGAGATGGTTCGCCATTCATATCCCACTAGTTTAAATCATTCTACTATTCAATTAACAGGTCAATATTGGAAAGATGATACTATTGCACCTGTTACAATTGATCCATCTGTAGATACCAACTGGGGACTATATCATCATGCTGGTGTATACAGTATTGGATTTCCTAATAGAGATAAGAATAATTTTGGAGCAGGTGCGACAGAAAAAATTGGAGATGATGTTATCTGGCACAATGATGGTTCTGAAGTTGATGTAGTTATCTGTGATGATCCCGTGTCTAGTGATTGTGGTGAGTGGTTGAATAGAGTTAATAGACAACCACTACAAGGAGCAGGAACTACAAATAGATTTGTAGAATATCAATGGTTTAATAATCTTAATGCTGCAGTAGGATCTATTGATGATGACGGACAGACATTACCTACTGGATCTGTAACTTATTACACTAATGGAACAAATACTGTTGAACACGGTACACACGTTGCTGGAACAGTAGCTGGTGGTAACTATGGGTGGGCGTCAGCAGCAAACATATATGGTCTACAAGTTCTTGGAACAATGCCTTCGGGTCAATCTATACCAGGACTGTTAATTTTTGATTACCTCAGAGCATTTCATACTGGTAAAGCAATTGATGATAACCTAGGAATTAGAAGACCTACTATCACTAATCATAGTTGGGGATATGGAATCTCTGCTAATAGTGAAACATTCCCAAACGGTTTTAGTATTGCTGACATCATTGAAATCCAATACCAAGGTGTGATTTATAACTCATCTAATCCAGGACCATCTGGTTGGAACATATACGGTATTGAAGTTGATTTTGGTATTGGACAATATAAAACAAAATTTCCTGTACACTACACCTCAATCAATGCAGACGTTGAGGATGCTATTAAAGATGGAGTTGTCATTATTTCAGCTGCAGGTAATGATAATTTTAATGTTGTTCGTGATGGTGAAGCAGATTGGAATAACTATGTCAGAATTAGTGGAGTGAATGGTGGTAGTCAATTATATTACAATAGAGGTTCATCTCCATCATCATCTCCCAACGCTATTTCTGTTGGTGCAGTAAGTAAGTATGCAAATCAGAGGAGAGCTAGTTTTTCTAACTATGGAACTGGTGTAGATATCTTCGCTGCTGGACAAAATATTCTTTCTTCCTGGCCAAACCCTGCTACAATTACTGGTGACTATGCAGGTATTGGATTAGTTGATGTAAAATATAGTCAAGGAACTGGCGACTGGATGTATCCTATTAGTGGTACTAGCATGGCGAGTCCACAAGTTGCTGGTATCATCGCATGTGCTGCTACTGGAAAGAATAGATTTACTCAAGAAGATGCTTTTGGTGTTATTGAAAGAGGTCATCAAGAAAACTTAATGACTTTTGACACAGGTATTGGGGGTGGATCTATTGCTCTTACATATGATGTGACTGTTACAGCACCAAGTTCTGCTTACTATACTCTTAACGGTCAAACTAGAGACGGAACTATTAGTGGTAACGATATTACTGTTAGGATTTTCGTAGGTGATACAATTAACTTTAATTTGAGTGGAGTTGGTAGTATTCACCCATTCAAAGTGAGACAGTCTCCTGGCGGAGCGGATGTAAACAATCCTACTATTCCTAACAATGGAGCTACGGGAAC